CGGCAAGTAGCCGACGAAATAAAGCGCCAGCTTACGAGCGGCCACAATGCTGGGCGGTCTATCACGCAAGCGTTGGCGTTTGAAGCCCTCGACACCATCGAGCGGTTGTCATCGCAAGCCCCGCTACTAGCTGCGCTGGAAGAATCCGTGAAACTACAAAGCCACTACGCGATGCTCCTCAATAGTTACGACGGTGGAGAACGGATGCAGTTCGACTCGTCGGAAGCATGGCTCGCACGACTAGCCGCGCTGGCTACACCGAGTGAAGAAGGGAACCAAACCAAGTGAGTGAGCGGATGGGAACGTGCCCCGAAGGGCCGCATAGCGGAACCGGGCCAGGCGGCGTCTGTACGACGTGCGGGAGTTTCGACCCAACAACCGTCCGCTTCGCTGACGCTTCTGCCCCGCAAGAGCGGGCTGCGCTAAAAGTTACTCACTAGCAACCAAAGGAGAACCCGTTGAAACTCGGATGGAAAGCGAAGGGCCGAAAAAAAGAGCAGGGTCTCAATAAGGAAGAGGCCGACTACCAATCCGAGATCGACCGCCGCATTCACATCGGCGAGATCCTTTGGCGATCGGAGCACGGAGCGGTAAACTTTCGCCTGGCCGCCAAAACCTTCTACCGCCCAGACTGGCTAGTTCTTAATGCTGCGATGGAGCTCGAGGTTCACGAATACAAAGGCGGATGGTTCGCGCAAGATAACAAATCGAGAACGAAGATTGCTGCCGAGATTTACCCGCTTCGTTTCATAATTGTTCGCCAACTGACGAAAGAGAAAGGCGAGGACAAGGAGGTTTGGCGCGCGCGTAAGGCCGCGACGCCATGGATCTTCGAAGAGGTCTAACTTACACAACAGAAAGGAACCGTAATGGCAAAACTCGACGACGAACGCAACCCGAGACTCATCGAGCTCTCGCTCGAACAGTTGAACCACGAGAAGGCGCTTCTCAAGATACCGATGCGCGAAAAGGGCTCCCAGCTCCGAACGCTCCAAAAAGAGGTCGGCGACCTGAAGGAGACCTACGAGGAGCTCGATCTGGAGTGTTTACGCCGCGATAAAACCTACAAGCAACTCGAGCTAGACGCGGCCGCCGAATCGAAGTAGTGCCGCATATCCACGTTTGGCACACGGATGGAGTCGGCGCCGCGGAGATCGAGGACGAAACCGGCGCCGAATACGTCCCTTCCAAAATCTCGTGCCGGTGCGGCTCGGAACGAGAGGCCGTGATTTATACTGGCCGCATCGTCAAAATAAAGAAAGCAAGAAATGCAAGGATCAAACGTAACCCCGCAGCAGGCGCTCAAGACGGCGCGAGCGGGACTCCTAACGTCGCTGATAGCGGCGACGAAGGCGCTCGAAAGCGCCGACGCAAGTCCGGGGCTAGTGGCGCAAGCGCTCCAAGGCGTCGTAAACGCGGAGGTGGGCTATAACAACGCGGTCGTGCGTATCCCGTTGTCCGTGATGACGGACGGAACGACCGAGCCCCCAGCGATTGACCGGACGCTAGAAGAGCCCTATTGGCGACTTAGCGGCGCCGCCACCGTCCCAGTAAAGCCGCTCATGGAAATGGCTGCGGGTCAAACTTCGTCGCGCTATTCCGAGCAAGTCAAAGAGTTGCGCGAAGCTATTAGTGCAGCTAACGCTTACGCTAATCGGCCCGACAACGATACGGGGCTAGGACCGGTTGACGTTATTACTATGGAACAGGCAGAAAAGATGCTGGCAGAGGCGGACGTGGTTCATCAGGTAGGACCGCCAGCGCAACTATTCGGAAACGCTAACCCGCGTAAATGGGCCGACACGTTCCTGGCTGAGAACAAAAATCGCACTATCGTTCGCGAGGAGCTTGTAAACTGGTTCGGCGGCGCAATGACGGAGGGCGCCAAGGCTGCACTCGAGCAGGGCGCTACTGCACCACGCCGAGATCCTTGAGCCTATCGGTGTACTCGTCCCAGGCCGACTTGAGGTAGTCGTTCCCGAAATCGTTATAGCGGTAGTTGTCGTAGGCTTTCTTGTACTTCGATTGAGCCTTCTTCAACTGCCGCTTCGTAAACGAGTCTAGCTTTGCTTCTCCAAAGTACCCCGCGCCGCCAGCGGTCATCAGTGCTTGGCCTAGATCGCTCGGCGTCATGCCGCGCCGCACGGCATCCTGAAGCGCGTAAGTAAAGAGCGGGATCGGGATTAAATGCGTCGAGAAATATCCCGCGGCTTGCTTCATTTGAACGTCATGCGGCGCGCGCGGGTTCACCACCATATTCCAATCGGTCTCCGGCCCTTTGACGTCGCTCGAGAAGGCGGCGTTGATAGTTGCAAGCGTATCGGTCACGAGGCGCACGGGCGGAGTCGCGCGTCCCGCGAGCATTTGCTCTCCGGTGCTAGCCGCCCCGAGAACGTCGCCGCCGATCGCCTGCGCTCCCATTTGCGCAACGTGCCCAATATCACGGCCGACGAACGGCATCGTGTACGGCTTGCCGCCTGGCCCGTAGGTCGTGAAATCACCCGTCGGGTAGGCTCCCTGGTAGCTCTCGGGCGATTCCTCCAGGCCATAGTTGCGCATCCCATGCGACGTCCCGGTAACATACTGCGGACGGCGGATGAGCGTGTTGGCCCAAAACTTCATGTTGCCCTTGAGCCACGGCATAAAGAAGAAGAACATCGACCAGGGCGACTTCGGATCAAAGTTTGAGTAGTCGCCGAGTGCCTGGCGCACCATTTCACCGGCTTGCGCGTCGCTCATGCCGCCCTTCTCGACGGCATCCTTGAAGAGCGAAACCGCGAACGCCTGCTCGCCTTTTTCGCCGAACGTCCGCTCGCGGTTAAAATCACCGGCCTTCGTGAGCGCTTTGTCGAGCCGTTGCAGGAGGCTCTTCGGCGGCACGGTCATTACGCGGGCATAGTCGCCGCCCATCGCCGACGTGCGCGCTTCTCCAAACTCGGCAAGACCGCCAGCCTTCATCGCGCGATCGAGCCAGCTTGCATACGCTTGCGCACCGCCGACGAACTGCTCGGGCTTCACGATCCCGGCTTGGAGTGCGAGCGCCTTAGCTGCGTTGTAAGCATAGCCGCCACGCCCAAACATTGGGCCGCCAAGGTTGTAGATCCCGCGCGCTACGGCATCGTTGCCGGCGATGTTGACCATCGGATGAAAGAAAAAGTTGGAGATAATCGCGTTGCGCGCCATCGCGATATACTTGCCGCTCCACGTCTGCTCTTGCCCAGGCATGAACGTCCCGGTGCCGTTGATGTACTTTCCAAACTTGGTGTCGCCTTTGCCGCTCTTGCCGGTCGCGTTGAGGAACTTCCAGAACTCAGGTGCGACCATCGACTTCGCGAGTGCCGGCGACGTCGCGGGGTTCGGCATGACGTTCTTCGCCGCGACCCAATTGGGGTTATCTTTGAGCGTGTAGCGCTCGGGATGACCCTCGGGGAACTTGGCGTTGTTCTCGCCGATCCACTTGTCGAGCGTCTCTTGCACCGAATGGTTGATGTTCTGCTGCCACGGCTGTGAGAGCGGCACGCCGAGCTTGTTCTCGAAATCCGAAGCCTCGACGTCGCGGCGGAGAGAGGGCGGAGAGTGCGACACCCAATCCTCGAAGGCGACGCGCTGCAAGCGCTGGCGACGCCATTCGCGGTAGTTACTCGACGCGAGAAAATCCTTGTCTAGTGTGCCGGACCGAATCGAGTCGTCGAGGTCCTGGTGCACCTTATGCTGGGAGAGACCGCCACCGCCGGGAGCGCCCTGACCACCCTTGAGCTCCGATTCGAGTTCGGCTTGCGGCCCGAAATCGTAGCTGTTTTTCATCGGGAAGAACTTCTTGGTGTTGAAGGTCCGCTCGGGAGGAAGAACGTCAACGCGCTTTTGCTCGTGCTCGACCTTCCCCATATCGTCGGCGAGAATCTTGGCGCGGCGCGTTAAGTCAGGGTCTGCCTCTATTTTATGTTGACCGACTTTTGCGGCTGGCGGTATAGGCTCGCCGGGGTGAGCGTCCGACCATATTTTACGATAGCCGTTATACCAGTCGGGCCAGTTTATCTCGTAGGAGCGGCTCTCTAAGTCTGGGTGACGCGAGATAATAAATCGCCGTAATCCTTGCGGGCTCAAAGGTTCTCGCAGGGCGGCGGCTTCCTGTGTGCTTAGATTCTCAGGACTTCTCGGCGGCATCCCTTCACCTGGAGTAAGGGAATGCGTCTTGCCCTCGTAAACGTCGCGGAACTGCGAGCGATAGTCTTGGTAAAGCCTTGGAAACTCCGACTCTCTAATCCCGGTACGATGGATACTCAGAGCGCGCTTAAACGACTCAAAATCACGCGGAGTGTGGATGCCATCTGACATATCTTCGAGTGCGAGGTCCTGCGATGGTTCAAGCGCGATATTACTGAGATTTCCGCGCCCGGTATAGTTTGGCAGATATTGCTCGGCGTCTTCACTACGCGAAAACTTTGGGTCAGGCTTGAGGCCCTGCTTGAGACGTACGACTTCGCTCTGTGCATCGGGCGTCAGGCCGCCGAAGACTTCCTTCTCGATCTCGCCGCCCGCCGGCAACTTCTTCGACAGGTATGGATTCATGTGCGGCGCGTTGAGCGCAGAGATTCCCGCCTTCATGTGCTGCGAGGCGTCGACGCCGCCTCGCGCGCGAATGTCGGAAAGCGGAGTTCCCATGCCGACGACCTTTGCGGCTCCCTGCGCCATCGCTTCGGACTTCTCTAGGATGCCAAGCGCGCGCGCCGCTTCAGGTACGAGGTCGACGATCTTGCCGGCGATCGCGCCTTCGCCCCATGCCATCGGATTCAACTGCTCCATTCCGAAGGTCTGAAGCGCATTGAGGAACGGATGCTTGAGTGATTCTTGCGCCGTCTTTTGGTTGACACCGGTTCCGTGCTGCGCCATCCACTGGTCTTGAATCGGCGAGCCCGCGCCGTACTCGTCCATAGCTTGCGCGGGGTCTTTCATGTAAAGGTGCCACGCCTGGTAAACGTGCGACTTCGGGTCTTTTAATTGCTCGGCGACCGTCTTCGGCGACGGAAGGCTCGAGTTGTCGCGCATGAGCGCGTTCGTAAGGATGAACGGCAGGTCTTGGTGCCCGGCGACTTCCATGAGCCCTGAGTGCGCCATCTGCCCGGTCTGATCGGGGGCTGCGGCCGCCGCGGCTTGCGCAGAGGGAGTCATGCCGCCGGCACGTCCCGAGAGGATGACCGGATTGGAAGGCGGCTTGTCTCCAAAGGCCGGTTTCGATTGCGGATCCTTGACGAACCCTTGCGTCGTGTCGGGCTTGAAGCCTGCGGGCGCCACGGTCTGCCCCGGCATAACCTGTGAGAGTTCGGTGTGGATGTGCGCCGGCGCATCGACGAATGCGCGCTTGCGCTGATCGGCCGGAAGCGCACGGTAGATCGCCAGCGGCACACCGAGGCGGACATTCGGCGTCGCCAGCGCCGTCGTGATGTAGCTCTTGATTGTAGGCGTGAGCTTGTCTCCGACCATTTCGCCGTTGATCGTGTCGACGTCCATCGCTCGCCCGTCTAAGTGCGGATCATTCGGAGCGTAATGGTGCCCCTTATCAAAATCGTAGATCCCAAGGTGGAACGTATTGGCGAGCCCGTCGACGACGTTTCGGAAGGCGTCGCGGATTCCGCCCGCGCCGTACTTCGTCCATTTCGTGAGGTAGTCGCCGACGACGTTTACGCCAGGGTTTACGCTGTAGAGCCCCGAGGGCGTCGGCTTCGGTTGCGGCTTTGGATCGGCTTTGAACGACTGGTCCGCCGTGAAGCCTCCCGAATCGGGAGTAAACCCGCCTGGCGACTGAGACGGAGACGGTGCTGGCTTATCCGGCGTGAAGCCGACGGTCACTGATTAGGCGCCCGAGTCCCGTCGTCGTAAAAGTAGGCGTTGCCGAGCTTGTATCCGTGCCGACCGTTCTTAAAGGTTCCTGCTGTCGCTCCAGCCGGAATCTTCGGAGCCGCTGCGCCTGGCGTGCTCTGACCCTGTGAGCCGACCGCGCTGCCGGCGGTCGCGGCTGCCGTGTTGGATTGGAGCGCCGACTGGTCCGGCCCGGTGTAGTGCTTGAAATAGTGCATTCCGCGAGCGTCCATCTGATCCACGAGGCTATTGTAGGCGTCGATCTGATTTTGAATGTCCGCTTCCATCGGCGCGTTCACGCCGCCGCCCTTTCCGGGATTCTGGAGCGCGGTTTGGAGCGTCGTGTTGTACTCGTGCACAGCCGACTGGATCGACGAGAGTAAGCCGCGAGCCGTGGTGATCATTTCGCCCGGCTTGATACCGCCGCCACCCTTGATCGGCCGGCCCTGATCGTCGACGAGCCCGTTGGCCTGATCGCGCGAGAACTCTTCTTGATAGCGCTGATACTGCGTGTTGGCGTTCTGCTGGCGAGTCGCTTGCGCCGTCGACCACTGAGCGTTCTTGTCATTGAGTACGGTGTACCGAAAATCGTGATCCCAGGCCGTATTTTTCTCGGAGTCGCTGAGCCGGCGGTTCATCAAGTCGAGCGTGCGCCCTCGCAGGAAGCCCGTGCTCGTGACCTGAGCCTGCCGAATCTGGAGCTCGTGATCGAGTGAGTCCTTGATATTCGAGTCGAGCTCGGCGTTCTGCGCGGGAGTCAGGTACGGCCGATAGGTAGAGACCGAGAGTTTCACCTGATCGGGCGTCGCACCGGCTTTAATGTCTGCTGTGATTGCTTGCGCCGCGTCGTGCGCGATCGTGATTTGCTCGCCAGGCGAGAGCGACGGTTCGCTATGGAGCCACTTCTGGTCGAACCCGTTGAGGTCGCGGCCTTGCTGGCGCAACGCAGCGATACGCTCGTCGGGCGTCATCCCCGAAAGCGTCGAGAAATCCTGAAGCGAGAGCGGCCCGAGGTAGGCGTTGACGTCGAATCGTTCCGGGCCTTCGGACGCCGCGCTCGGGTTCATGTAGCCCTGTGTCTCGCCGGGAGCGGGCGCGGGCGATGCTGCCGTTCCGCCTTGCGGCTGTTGAGCCGGGTTCTGCGTCGCCATAGCGGGCGATTGCGGGGCCGTAGCGCCTGCCGGTGCGCCTTGTGCGGGTTGAGCCACGCCAGCCGCCGGAGACGCACCAGCGGGTGCGCCAGCCTGCGGAGCCGCGGCAGGATGACCGGCCCCCGGCTGTACGCCAGCCTTCATCTTCTGAAGATAGGCCGCTATGTCGCCCTTGACTTCTTGCGGGCCGCGACCGACCGCCGCCGCCGCGCGAATAAGTTGTGCGTGAAAGGATTGGTCGCGCAGTTTCGACGGGTTCTCCGCGGCTTGGTGCAAGAGCGCGGAATAGGCTTGCGCGCGGCCTTGAAGACGCGGGTCGTCCCAGCGCTGCGGCGAAGCGGAGCCCGATGGAGAAGCACCCCCAAAGCTCATCGGCTTCGCAGGACCGGTTTGAACCGCTCCGCCGGGTGCTGCTGGCGCTGGCGCAGCGCCGGCTGCTGAAGGAGATTGAGGAGTCGCTCCAGCCGCGGGTCCGCTTTGAGCGCCGCCTTGCGGGTTGGGTGCTGAGCCCCCCGATCCGGTAACGAGCGGCGGAATCCCGTACTGCTTGGAGATTTGTTTGATCCGAGCGAGTAGCTGCGGGTTCGTAGGGTCCGTTAGTAACTTCTGATAGTACGGCGCGAGTATCTGCTGCCCGATTTGCTGCCTCTGCGCTTGCTGCGCCGGCATATCGGCGACGGCGGCACCGACGGCAGAAGCTAACTGCTCGCCGGGGTTAGGTCCGAACGCTCCAAAATTTACCTCGGCCATTATGCCACCTTTTCTTCTGCGCTCTTGAGGATCGCCGGGTGAGTATCGATCCCCAGGGCTTCAAGTTTCCGCGCGTCCTCTTGGATGACCGCTGCGCCGTCACTTCGGCACTGTAGTTTCGAGACCGAATCGTGCAAGTCGTCACAGAACATGCGAACTCCGTCGGCCATCGTCTCGAGGTCGTCCCCAATGGCAACTGCGCAGCCAATGATTCCGTCGTGTCCGGCCACGCGATACTCACCCTCTCGTTCGCTGCGTACTTGTCCGGCGATGAACGGCGGGCTGTAGCCGTCTCCGAGATCGCCGAGTAAGAGGCCGTCGGGAGTGTGCTTGCCGTCGGTAGGCGGGTACTCGAACGGGTACGGCGGCACGGAGAGCCGCACGGAGTAGGAGAGATCGTCCGAAACGCCCGTCCCGCCCTGCCCAGTAGCAACGCGCCATAGCATTTCCGAAAGCGAATCGTAGAGAAGCGCGACCGTCGTGCAGCAATCGTAGCCCATGCGCGGCGTCCATTCCAAAAAGTACGGCTTGCCGTCTTCGTCGGAGATTCGAAAGTTGACCGAGTACGGAGCCGCCGGCGCCTCGTGATCGCGTAGTAACTCAGCGAGACGAGCGTAGTCGAGGTCTTCCTCGAGCGGGTTGTCCTCCTGGAACCAAACAGCGTTGAGCGCACAGCCCGTCGACGGCCCAAAGTCGTCGTTCAGAAAGCGCTTCTTCTCGAGCGCGATCTCGTGCGGCCCGACGAACTCGTTGCCGTCCCACCACCGAGTAACGTCGAGGTCGACGCTACGCTTGCCGCCGATGAGCTCCTGGATGATGCACGAGACGCGATCGTGGTAGCGCTCGCGCAGATTCTTGATGTACGAGACGAGCTCTTCGCCGGTCTTTTTGACTTGCGTCGCGTCGGCCTCGATGTAGGTGTTGGTCTTGAATACGCCGCCGTCAGGACGGTTGCGGCACCCGTCGATCGCATCGGAGAGCGTCTTGAACGACTGAAACTCCGGGATCGCAAAGCCAATCCGCTCGGCGACGTTCTGTCCGAACTCCCGGTCCTTCTCGAGCTTATCGGCAAACGAGCCGCCGCCCACGACTTTGAGGCCCGCGCGCCGCAGCTCGTCCGCCTTGTCGCCGTAGAGGCTTTGACAGAACAGTACGACCGTATCCTCGGGTGATTCCTTCGCCCACGACACGAGTCGATCGTACGAAGGCTCCTTGCGCACGAGCCCGTCGCCCGTCGCGCCGACGTTGCAGTCTTCGGACTTCATGTAGACGCGCACGTCGCAGCCCTCGGCTTGCAGCCGAAGCCACCAGCTTGTAGCCATGCCCCACGAATCGACGCACGCAACGCGCATTAGGCGGCGATACCAAGGAGCGGCAGAATCGACGTGAGGCCGGACGCCATGCCCGAGAAGGGATTGGACTGGTTCTGCGTATCGCCCATTTCTTGCTCGAGTAGCGAGGTCCAATCGGAAGCGCCGTACTCCTGTCCGCTCATGCCAGCTTGCCCCATCGTGCCCTCTTCGCCAAGCGCCGACTCGAGCTCGCCAATATCTTGCTCCGACAGGCCAGCCATGCCGGTTCCCGCGGCGCCTGAAAGCTGCCCGGCCGCTTCGGTCGCGCCGACGGTCCCCGAGGCTTCCGCAAGCTGCTGGCCGGCGACGGCGCCGTACTCTTGTCCGGCGGCTTCCTTGGCTCCGAGTTCTTGCTCTTGCGCCATCGCGCCGAGTTGCGTTCCGGTCTGCATCCCCGCCTGAGCGGCTTGGTTCGTCGCCTCTTCGAACGCCGCGCCCGCATTGGGAACGCCACCCGACTGAGCCTTCATCGTATTGGCCGCCGAGAGCGCCGCGTCGGACGCAACGGTCGTCGCCTCTCCAAGCTCTTTCGGTTGCAAACCGTGCCAGTTTTCGAGTTGTGCGGCGTTGGCATCTTCGCTTGCGATCGATCCAGCCGGCAACGCTTCGAACAACCCGCCTTCGCCAGCGACTTGTGAGCCGTAACCGGCTTCCGCTCCAAAATCGCCAGCCGCGCCGCCTTGATAGCCTTGGATCGCGCTCGGCAACTGAGAGATTTCCGCGTTTAGTTGCGGCTGCGCGTGGCCTGCGTAGTTTTCTTCGAGCGCCGTACCTTCGCCAGTGAGCGCGCCGAGGTCGCCTTGGAGCTCGTCGCCGGTCTGCGTCATCGCTTGGTCCTGCTGCTGCTGCTGGCTGAACTCCATGCTTGAGCCAAGAATATCTCCGAGGCCGCCAGCGCCACCGCTAATCTCAGACGAGAGACCGGGTTTGCTTGAAGTTCCTGCGCCCGGTGCTACGCTCACGCTTTGCCTCCATACTGGTACACGACGCTCGTGGGCTCAATCCCGAAATAGCGCTCGGCGCGGCGCTGTCCCTTTTTGTTGCGCGCGACGACGCCGCCGATCCAAAACGGGATAATCTTTTCGTCAACGAGCAACTTGAGCATGCGCAATCCGACGTAACCCGCCTTTACTCCGTCACGAGTTGGCGCGGGATAGAAGTCCGTTATCTCGATTGCGTTATCTGGACGCACGAAAAGGCCAACCACGAGATCAAGCGGTGCGCCTTTTGCAAAACCTAGCCACTTTATTGCCGGATGACGCCACGGTTTCGGCACGCCGACGCTCTTAAAGAACGCATCTATGCGCTCTTGAACCGCAGCGTCTTTCTCGCGCAGTGCGACAATTTCGAAACCGTCGAGCAACGCGCTCACGCGCTAGATCGTTCCTTGCCGTCGCTGCGGCTGAGGCTGCACGCGACCGCGCTGGATCGGATTCTGTATCGGGCCGCCTTGGCCGCCGCGCATCGTTCCGCCGCCTGGAGCCCCGGAGATCGGGGGAACCGGTCTAGGCAGCGGACGCGGCAGCGGACGCGGGCCTCCCATGATCGGACGCCCTTGAATCGGGCCGTGCCTTGGGTCTCGGCCCTGCCCGTTTCCACCTAGCCCGCGACGCTGGCCCTGAGGGCCTTGCGGCGTCATCCCGAGCAACTGCGAGAGCATCGGCTTGAGACCGCCCTGCGAGGCGTTCCCGGTAGAGCGATCCATCCCGCGTCGGCCGGGAATCCCTTGCCCTGGTGCCATGCCGCCGCCTCCGAACTGGATCGGATTCGTTACGGGTCCGCCGCCACCGGGAGCCGCCGTTGAGCCGCCGCCGTACGAGATCGGCGGCTGCGCTGGATTGCCACCAAAGAGCGAACCTTCGTAGCCTTGTCCGTAGCCTTCGGAGCCGTTCCCGTAGCCGTCGGCGCCGCTCTGTGAAATCGAGTCGTACATTTCGCTATCCTCTCATAAAAGGCGAGCTATTGCCCTACGCGGGTGCCTTTTTTGGGTTGCGGGCGGTATGGTACTGCGCGCAAATCGGACACCGGTACACGTGGAGCCTCTCGGCAAAGGCGCCGCGAGCCTGAAGCACCTGTTCGAACGCCTCGTCGAACGTCGCGAAGGGCTGCTTTGGTTGGCCGTGCGCAAGTAGGCACTGGCGCTCCTCGAACCTTACGACTGTACTATTGGCGGCGAGCAAACCAATAGAATCCAGCCGCCGACGGTAAGCGATTGCGCATCGCAACCAGCCGGCGAGAAGAAGCGGATTGACCCTTGGATCGATGCTGCCTGATAGGTCTGCCGCGCAACGAGGGTCCAAATCGGAGATCCCGGCTGCTGAGGCGGTCCGATCGCAAAGACGAGCGACTTGGAGTATCCCAGGATGCCGCATCCTGTCGGGAGCGTCGGCAAGAGTATGTCGCCGAAGACTTGTCCGGTCGCGCCGGCAACGAGAGAAAAGTTGACCTTGAAGGTCGCCGGGCTGTAGATGTACGGGACGTCAGCCGTAGCGCCCGCAGCGATCGCCGGCACGTCGAGACTGAAGCTGTCGGAGCTAAACCCTAGCGCCTGGAGTTCCACGGCCCCGACGATCGCTGGCGGGCGAATAGGGATCGAGTTGGCCGCGCCGCCGGTGATCGGCATAAAGAAGCCGCCGCCGGGGGTGTAGGCAATCGGAACGCGCTGGACGTTGCTCATGCTATACTGCGCCTATCGTTTCCGTGGTGTAGGCCGAGAGCGAAACTGCTTGCAGAGCGCACGTGCGTGAGGATGCGGGGAGCCTGGATAGGACGGGACTGCCGCCTGCTGGGTCCGCCGCTCGGCTAGGGACCGCCAACGGCTTGCGCGCAAGCGCCCCAATGGAGCGGAGTCGAGGACCGCAACGGAAACGACTAAACACGAAGCGCGTACTCTCTCTTGATCGTGCCGTGTGCCTCGGCTTTCCAAATCTGCACGGGAGACGTCGCGCCGACAGTCGGTTGGAACTTCACCTCGAGCGACAGCATCGTGCACTCTTGATACTCTTGCGGAACCTTCTGTAGATTCGGATACGGCACGCTCAAATCGAAGGTCGCCGTGTACGGCTTATACTGGCCGGTCTTCGTCGGCTGATCGAGGTTTCGGTGCAGGGTAACGGTGCACGATCCCGGTTGCGGCGGCGCTTCCACGAGCAGATAGGAAACGGTCTTTGTGAACGCGGGCGTCCCAACGTCGCTGGCCGGGCCTTGCCAATCGGATTCCACCGGTAGGCCGAGATCAAAGATCGGATCGGAGAACCACGAGTCGAGGATATTGGTGCCCGGCCGCACGCCGACGACCTGATTGAACGTCGCGCTCCCGGTGACGTTTGCGGGGTTCGAGCCGACGCTGCGCAACGCCGAAGCGTTCGAGAGCGCGTACGGGAGCGTGCTCCACTGCTGTGTCGGCGCGTGCCAGCATAGGGTGATATTGTTTGCGGGAAAGCTCCAGCAGAAATAGTTTTGCCAGTAGAATCCGACCGCCGTCGTCTGCGTTCCAGGCGTGAAGGTAAGCAAGAGTTCCCAAATGTCGTCGCTGATGTAGTTGAGATTGGTCCCATCGAAGGTCCAGAAGCCGCTATCGGCAAGCCACGCCCAAATTCCGCGTCCGACCACGCCGCCGTTCGGCGCGATGCTTCCGACCGAATCGAAGAGCGTAATGACCTGAAACGTATTCTGATCCTGGCCGGTGACGAACCACGAGTCACCTTCGCGCTGCGCGATAAGGAGCGACCCGAACTTCGTTAGCGAGACGGGCTGCTCGCCGTAAGGCACCGCATAGTTTACCGCCGTCTGCGCCGGAGTCGTCGCCTCGTTTCCGACTAAGAGTACCTGCGCGACGTCATCGAAATTCCATGTCTGCCCGACGTTGCTATACCAAAGCTGCGTCTGCGGCTGCTGCTGCGTCGCGGCGTTCTGCACGACGGCGAAGACCCAACCGCGATCGAGATACTCGGCGACTGGCCAGGTCTTTCCCGAGCCAACCGGCGGCCGCTGCCCCGAGAAGGGGAGTTGCGCGTTCCCTGAGATCGATTGATCCGTCGCCGTGTCGATGTACGTCGCGAGCGTCGTCGTCGTCACTTCGAACCATATCGGCTGATTGGTCGATTGCCGGTAAATGCGGATCGCATAGGTCGTGCCGTCGGCGTTCGTTCCGCCGCCAAGTCCGCTGATTTGGATAGCCGCGGGCTCGTCTTCTTGGTGAATAATATGGTGATACGGATACGGAGCGTCGGCCCCGATCGGGGCGCTCTCCTGTTTGATCGGACCGTTGATCGTCGTGAGCGTCGTAACGACCGTGAAGGCGTAGTAGTACGTCTGCGGCGCGAGTTCGTCTTCGGGAGGCACGGATACGTCCTCAAGCGTCGGCGTTCCGGCGTACTTCGGAAACTGCCACTGCGTGATCGCAAGCGACTGCTTCGGCATACCGGGGTAGTCCGCGTCGGGGGTGACGTAGATTTGCATGCCGTTGTTCAGGAAGATATTTCCGTCGCACTGGAAGCCTTCGGTGAACGGCGTGCCTTGAACGCCAAGGTCCGTGATGAGATTATTCTTGAGATCGTAATAGTTGAGCCGTCCGGTAGAGTCTTGCGCGATCCAGTACGGACGAATCGAATCTACGTCGTACCGAATGAGGCCCTCGATTCCGATGAGGTTCGGGAACTGGATAAACTCCGTGCGCCCGTATCCTCCGGTCGCCGCCATGTGGAAGCGCTGCGTGTCGATGAAACTCGTAAAGTACGCATCCGAAGGCCCGTCGGTCATCGGCCTCACGGGAACGAAGACTCCTGGACGGCCGTACTTCATGCCGCCGAATGGTCCTAGACCGTAGAGAAGCTGCGAGTCGGTAGCGGCCACTTAGTACCCGATGCAGATGACGTCGAAGTTAATGTTGCCCGCGCCCGTTCCGCCCGTGCCGTATCCGACCACGGTGAAGCCGCCCGCCGTGAGCGAGTTGGCCTCGAGAACGAGGACCGGCGGCCCGCTGCCCGTGACGCCCTGGATCGCGAAGATGACTGCGTAGCTTGCCCCGCTCGTAAACTGCGCGGCGCCAACGAACGAGACCGTCGTCGACCCGATCGTATTGCCACTGAAGCTCACACTGTAGGCGGCCGCGCGGCTTGCAACGATGTGCGGATTGTTTAACTGTGAGCCTCCGGGCGCGTAGACCGGCAGCGATGACACCGCTGCAGAGGTTTCCAGGTTGATCTTGTTCCCGGTCGGGTTGGTAATCGCGATCGTTCCGCCGGTCGAGTCCAATAGGATCGCTCCGGTGAGCGCTCCGAGAGAAGCCGGGTTTATGCTTAGTATCCCCGTGTTGCTGATGATCCACTGGAACGAAGAATCATTGACGCCACTGCTGCCGTTGACGTCGATGCCCGTGCCGCCCTTAGACCACGGGTTGGCGATTCCCGTACCGCCGTAGTTTTGCGGCAAAGGCGTCTCCAATCCGATGATCGGATTCGAAGCCGTGCCGCTTAGGATAATCGGCGCATCGACTCCAACGCTCTGCACGCCGCCGGCGCCCTGGATGACCGAGATCGTTTGGTTGGGCCACGAGCCGGTTATCACGACGTTTGTGCCGGCGAGGAGCGACGGATCGACCGAACCGCTGCCGCCGTACATAACGGCGAGCGGAGTCGCAAGCCCGAGGATCGGCGCCGCGCCGGTTCCCGAGTTGGTGATCGGAGCGGTAACGGTAACGTCGACCGTCGGGGGAGTCGCCGTACGAAACGGCGTGTACGGAATAGTCGAAGCGTAGAAATAGAAGGCCGTCGCCGGCCCGGTGATCGTGACCACCGGCGCGTCGTTCGGAATCGAGACGAGCTCGGCCACGGAACCGTCGGTCGCATAGAACGGCGTGCCCGTAGCGCTGTCGCCCGCGTAGAAGCTCATCGGGCCTTGCGGGTCAGGGAACCATAAGCTCTTGACCGCTAGCCCCGAGACGAACGATACGGTGAGCGCTCCGAAGGTGGGATTGCCAGGTCCGCCCCACTGAAGCCATGCGTCGCTGCCGAGCGGCCCGGCTTGGCCGAGCGCGTAGACTTGGACGTCGTAGTTTGTCGGTTGAATCGGCGCGGTCATGTCGAGGAACTCCCTTCAATCAAAAGCCGGGCGATTCCCGACGTGGTTACCACATAGTACGTCTCTGCGCTCGTCGCCGTAAGCGTGACCTGTATCGTTCCAGGCGGAAGCGGGATCGTCTGCGGGTTGTTCCCGCCGTCGGGCGGCGTCGCCGTATAAAACGGGTTGCCGAGCGGAGGCACCGGTTCTGCGCTTAACGCAATCGGGACGTCAACCTTCGAAATATAGACAGCCCCGATCGGCTGATTGCCAGCAAACGAAATCACGAGAGGCCCGTCGCTTGGAATCCACGCATAGGCCTGCGTGTAGAGCGGCCCATTCTGCGGCTGCGATTTGAGCGCCGCCAGCATATCCGCTACCCCGGAGAACATAGCTGCTTCCATAGCGGCATGATGAGCGATGACGCATAGACCGGGATCTGCGGTGGCGACGAGCGCGCGAGGTTCGTGACTACCCAAAGCGTTCGCACCGGAAAACCATTCGACAACGAGACTTCGAGCGCTCCGCTCTCCGGAAGCCACGTTATCCAGGTTCCATCGGCGGCCAGAGTCTGAGAGACGCCCGTTTCGATTCCGTTACTCACGATGACGGAAGAGTCTGCAAACCCCACCGGAATGGTCTCCGCGCCCATTTCGGTCATCCGGTAGAACGCGCCCGAGACGTTACCCGTAAAGATGAGCGGGTACGGCAGCAGGCACGCCACCGCTGCCACCGGACCGAGCGCCTCGATAACCAATTGAGTGATACGCGCGAACGTCTTCGGCGGACCGAGAACTTCCGCGATAAGCTGCGTGATCCGTGCTGAAACGTCGGGTGGCGTCGGCGGACCGAGGGGCTCCGCGTAGAGTTGCGTAACACGCGCTCTCGCTTCGACTGGCGCGAGAACTTCGGCGTACAGTTGCGTAATGCGCGCGGTCGAGGTAGTCGGCCCGAGAGCCTCGGCGATCTCCTGAGTTATCCGGCCAAAGCCTTCGTCCGGCCCAAGGACCTCGATCGTCTCTTGGGTGATTCGGCCAAAGCCGCTCATATTAGCTCGCTAACTTAGCCGAGACTTGAAGCCCGGTCATCGCGCCAAGCGTCCAGGCCGACGACGTAAATGGATTCTCGCTGAACGGCGTCGTGTTCATCGCGTAGGTCGTGCCGAGCCCCCACGCCGATCCGTACGAGCGCGTCGTCCCATTTCCAAGTCCAAGCTCGATCGTGCGACCGCCGCCCGACGTATCCTGGCGCTGATCGCTAATGACGGAGACGCAGTAAACGCCGCTGATGCCGACTGGCGGAGAAAGCGCGCACGCCTCTTCCTGCGTCGGCGTATCACTGCTGATGTACGTCGTGTCGCCGTCAGGCGGAATCTCACTGATGCACTCCCAACCGAGAGCGGCGCCGTTCGGAGCCCAGGTGGATTCTTGCCCAGGGGCGTTCGGAATCATCGGGACGGAGATTGCCGGGCCGACTGGAGCGTTGCAGAACGATCCGGACGTATCGAAAGCGTAGGTAGAGTCCATAACGATCGGCGTTGCCTGCGGTTGGAATCCCGAGGACACTTCCTGGTTAGTACAGCCAGAAAGCACTGAGTGGATGGTGGCTCCATCTTGCAATGAGGCGAGGTTTGAAACAGCCACGTTAATAAGGTTCGCGACTGGAACTCCGTCCAGATACACCGTCGCCGTGCCAGCGCTCGAAAAAGCTGAAATAACAAATTCGACTTCATGTCGATTTCCGAACGTAAATGTTCCGGACGCAGACGAAGCCAGCACGGTCGGTGCTCCGCTACTATTCGTAGAGACTACTTGTAACGACCCATCCGCTCCTAGGACCAAGGAAATCACCGCGGTTAGCCCGAGATTTGACCCGATAGCGTATAGACCCGTGCCGCCGCTTCCAAATGCCGTTACATTGAAGCCAGCTCCCAGGATGAGACCGTTGCCGTTGATGCTGATAGCGACGTTTGGAAGATAAACACCCTCCGTGGCGCCGTTGCAGTGAATCGTGTTGATACCCTGCGGTCCGTCACCCGATCCTACCGTGGGCGATCCGAAAAGGTTTGCGTAAGCGCCAGGCAGCGACGCCGTAACGATATTATTGCAACTATAGTTAAACAACGCTGCCATGGTGAGTTCTCCTTTTTAGCTCGGAACTGCCTTGACGTCGACGCTGCCGTCGACCGTCTCAGTGAACGTGTAGGTGTTACCGAGAATGTCGCCGGTTTGGGACTTGCTGTAATTTCCGCTTAGGCTCAAGTTTCCGCCGACTCCGGTCAGGATGCCGATGAGGAAATCGAGGACCTTCTGCAAGATCGGCGAGATCGTCGGTCTGATTTTCTGGAGCGTTGCGACGGTCGTCGCGACTTCGGGAGTTTGTGCTACTGGTTCCATAGTTAGGAGCCTCCTATTAGGCGCCTTGCTGGCGCCTGGATTGGGTCGGTTGTGGTAGTGGTTACGTTCTCTGCGCCCGTCGGCATCCCGCTCGGCGTCACGATCGGAGCGTTGGCAACGATCGCTTGCGCGGGCGCATTCTTCGCCTTGTAGTAGAGCAATGCGAAACCGGCCAGCGCCACGATGCAGCCGACGACGCTGGAGATAATCGCGGTTTGCTTCGGAAGTAGGGCCCCGAGAGCGGTCTGTAGCTGTGTTAGGCCGCCCCCGACGATGATGGTTGCAAAGATAACCCAGTCAGGTGTCTTATTCATTGGTGAACTCCTGGAAGAAAGTAGTGCGATGCGATGACGGATGTGATCACTGTGGCCGTAGCAATGATAACCGCCCATAGGTTCTTGTAGCGATCGTCATAGAGGCGGTCTATGGCGGCGACTAGCTTAGGAAGAACGTCGAGTTTTGCGTTTAGCTGCACGATTTCGTTCTCAATGCGGCGCACGCGCAGTTCCCGATCTTCGCCCTCCCGCTCAAGTCTAAGTATCCGAAATTCAAAGAGAGATTGAGATTCCGCCCACTCATCAGGCATCTCGCGCTTTCACGCGACGGCGTGAACTGCACCACACCATCGTCGGGAACAAGAGGAACGCCGCTGCGATGACGAGCGCGTTTATCACGTGCACCAATAGTCCGCCGCCGCCGTTCCGGTTGCGGTCGCAGCGCCTTGCATCGCCACAGTCATTGTCGTCGTAACGACCTTCACCGTGAGTGGTAATAGTAGTGCTGCAGTAACCGTTGTGGCTGTTCCATCGTATGCGGCAACGCAGGTAGCTCCCGAGCGTACCGTTGCCGTAGCCGAGCATACGAGCGTGGAGAGCGTGCAACTCACCTGTCCAACGTTCTGCGTACTGTTACTAAAGTTTACCGGACAGCCGATATTAAAATAGCCGCTTGTCGCACGATTCCAATCCGCCTGGCAGTAGTTCGTACCGGCGCTTCCAGGACCGCCAAGCTCGACCACGCCGAAGTTGTTACCACCCGTGCAAGCGTATAGTCCGTACTGCCCCGTAGCGGGGCAGTCGCCGCTCCCCTCTCCAGGTTGGTCTGCGTAGACTATGCCAGAGGCCGCATAAAGATTTCCAACTGCCGCTATATCGCCGTTTTGTCCAATAGCCGCCTTGAAAACTCCCCCGCAATAAAACGAGGCCGTGTTTCCTATAATAGCAGCAGCGGTACTCGCACTCGTACCTAACGATGACGTAATGCAAGATGTCGTTGACGACATTTGATAGGCAAATGCGTTAGGACTTACGCTCGGAGCGGTTGCGGGACCAACATAAAACCCGCCATTAACCTGCGCGAAGCCCGGCTGCGGGGATGGATTTGAGGTGGGAGCGGAAGAAGCAAGGGTCAAGCCTGTTTGATTACCTGTATTCGCAATAACACAAGTCGGGCAAGAAATGTTTACCTGGCCCGCAGGCGTAGCGACGACAATCGGGGGCGACGCAGATGTACTCGGAAGCGCGGCCGCTCCGGCAGTCGGGCAAGCAAAAGTTTGCGACGGCCACGTTCCCGTTACTGTGCATCCGTTGCTGGATGTGGGGGCGGGAGCCGCAGTCCCGGTGCCGCCGTTTGCAATCGAAAGAGGGAGTGATGGACCTGGAGAAGCAGTCGCGCAAACGGGAACTTCGACGATTGGCGAAGGTGTTGGATTCGTAACGATAGGCGGTGCACCGCAGGCCGTAGCCGTCGCCTGAACGGTAGTTACTCCACCAGGACCAGGCGTTCCACCAGGGCCGGGATAGTTCGGGCCGCAGACCGGAAGGCCACTCGAATCGGTGTAGCACCCGCTCGGAAGCGGTGTCGCAGCTTCGAGGCTCCCGCGCGGCGTTAGGTAGCTGACGACTGAGGCCGCAAGCGCGACCCCCATCAGCGCGGTAAAAAGACGTTTCATCTAAGGCACTTCCTTCCGTCGTGCGAGTCGGAATAGTTCGCTAACATGGTGACTGGTTACGCCGAACTCTTTAGCGAGGGCTTGCGCGTTTCCGAGATCGAAACGATTTTTTCCTGGAACGTACCGTCGGCGTATTTCTCGAACCTGATCGTTTGAGAGTTTGTGTGGCGCCCGCAGTTTCCGAGCCTTATCCCGGTGATTGACGATATGTGTTCCAAGAAACAGATGCGAGGGACGGCAGCACGGAGGGTTATCACAGGTGTGAAGCACCTGTAACCCTTCTGGAACTGGACCATTTACAAGCACCCATGCGGCGCGGTGAGCAAGGTGCTGATGCCTATTCTCGCCAGCCACGACTTCTATTCCGGCGCCAGTAGCCTGTCCGTACCCAAGGCCCACGGTGTGCGCCCGCCAAAGCCAGCATCCTTTCGGAGATAAATCAACCTTATTCCAAAATCTCTGCTCGCGGGCAGCCATAGAAGTGTCCCAAGTCATGCTAGGGGTATCCGCTGTAAGCGCCATTTCGCCTCCACCGAGAGCCTACATATTTTCCGCGATTCGTCTGCATATTTATTCGGTCGTAAGAGCGATAGCTCTTGGCCCAAAACAGCATCTTGTTCGTTTGGTCGCGGTACTGCTCGGCCGCCCAATCGCGCGTGCGCGAGTTGGCCGAGTCATCGGCTGCGAGCATTCGGTCGACGAGCCCGGCGACGAGCAGGTTGAGAAAGTTGTTCGGGAACCAGATACGCTGTCCGACGTTGGTGAGGCAGCGCGGTTGCACCGTCGCCGCGTTCCAAGTGTACGGCCCGACGTAGGCGTCGCTGATGCACATGTCGACCACGAGGTTCGGGATCGGATTTCCGTGCGTATCGAGTTGCGCCGAGGCGTTCGGGGGCGGGACGACGATGAGGTCGCCGCCGTGAATCGCGTACTTTCCGCGATTGCATCCTGGAGACCATGGGGCCGTGAACGATACGAGGTTCGAGTAGTTCGGCATCGGAAAGCTCGTCGGCGGAGCCACCGTCCACGAGGGAACGAACATTCCCGCGTTCGCGGTCGGGCCGTCGCTATTGGCGTTCGGAGTACCGAATCCGGTCGAATCGTAGTATCCGATCTGCTGGCCCTGCAAGGTCTCAATATCGGTCTTAGTGAGAAGCGCTCCGTTGAGCCATACGCATCCGGTGCCGTCATCGATCGGAGTCTCAGGCAACAGATAGGCTCCCTGGCCGGCGATCGTCGACGTACTGATGCGCGCGAACGGAAACTTGATATTCGAAATGACGTCGAGGCAAACGAGGTCGAGTTGCCCTAGGAGCGCATCGTTCGAATAGGTTCCCGGTTCAGGGTCCTTCGCCAGCGTGCGGGCCGGTTTGATTACTTGCGACACAAGCACGGGCTATTGCCCCAGGTCTGCGGGTGTCTCCAGCGCCGTATAAACGATGACGTTTCCGGCTTCGAGCGGTTGGAGCCACGCTGCGAGCTCGCGCCAATCGGCGTTGAGCATCCGCGTACAGCCGAAGGTACGATAGAGACCCTGGTTGTCCGCCAGCGGATCGGGAGCGTTACTCCCTCCGCAGTGAATCATTATGCCGGAGCGATCGTACTGCGACAACTGCGCGAGCGGCGCCTCGATGCCGCCGATGACAGCCGTTAGGCCGTTGACCGTCGCGTATCCGCCTTGAACGAGCTTCGCGAGAGTTCCAGCGTCGACGTCGAGCACCGGGATTTGCCCATAGCCTTCGCTGTCGATCGGCGTGTCAAATACGTCAACGGGACCGAGAATGTAGTGCCCAATCGGCATCCAGCAATCGTATCCCCACGGCGGCAGAGCCCCGTCGGTTCCGTGATTGCCCCAAGCGTCGAATCCCGCCTCGAAATACTCCCATAGTGACCCGTCGCGCGTGAAAACCTTCAGCGTGTTTTGGCTACGGGGCGCTACGAGGTGGATCACTACTTCTTCTTGCGGCTCTTTTTCATGCCGGCCATCTTACCACCCATGGCCTTTTTCATCGCAGGCTGCGACTTGCGTGCGCCGGGAGCTTTGGTCGCTCCAAACGGCATCTTCTTCGATCCGCCCTTCTTGCGCGACGTCTTCTTCATGCCGCCCTTTTTCATGCCGCCCTTGCGACCGCCGAACTTGACGCCACGCGCGGCCTTTCCGCCGGAAGGCTTGTGCGCTTTGGGCATCGAGGGCTTCTTGGTTTTCTTAGTTGCAGCCACTTTTGAACTCCTTGTCGCAAACACTTACGGGATACGGGTGCACGTGATAGCTATGTCGCCGGTCGCCGAGGTTGCCGTTGCGACGACGCGGACCGCGACCCACGGTTCGGGCGAGAACGCCGTGACTCCGAACGCCACGATCGGGTTCGTCCAAGTTGGAGTTGTCTCGCTTTGCGGAAGCGCGATCTTGACCCACGACGTATCGGGAAGCGTGAAGCCTGGCGGGATTGCTGCCGGATCGACGTTCGGACTTTGATTCATCAGATAAGCGCGATAGTCGTGCGTTCCGTAGCACGCGACGCTCCAGCCGGACATAGTGGCGGTCGCGCCTTGAGCTAAGATTTGGAAGCTCGTCTTGGAGAAGAAAGCCGCTTCCCAAAGTAGCGGTCCGTAAAGAACGGCGGAGTCATAGACCTCCGAAGTCGCCGCAGCGCACTTCAGTAGAACCTTGACCGCGTAGTTTAGTCCGGCTCCGCTACCTGGCATGGGATAAGCCCATCACCAAGTAAGGCAAGGAATCGGGCGAGTTGGGTTCCCGATATACTTGTCGAGGACTTGAATGAGTAGCGTGACGACCAGGCCCGTAATGTCGCCGGTGCTTGCGGTCGTAACCGCGCGCAGCGACAGGATCGTTCCGGGGCAGTAAACCGTATCCCATTCGGTCGTCGGGAAAACTTGCGCACCGCCGGCGGTCGTACCCGCGGACGGGCTCGTGAAAAACACGGGTCCGATGCCAATGTCGGTTCCGAAGAGGCAGGTTCCGGGTGCGGCGTACTGCGCCGGATAACCGGCCCAACCCGAGTTGTCGCCAGGTCCGGTCGTCTGCGCGATGCCCGGCGTATAGGTTACGCCGTAGCCTTTGCCGGCGCCGAGGGGTGAACCGTTCGCCATCGCGGCGTTCGGATAGCCGGTTCCCGCGATGATCGCCGGGTTGTAATCGCCGGCCGATTCGACCACGATGTTGAGCGTCTCGGTTCCGTTGAAAAGATCGGCGGTCGCAAAGCCGATCGCGACCTTTGGAATCTTGCAATACTGCGGCAGGATGATCGATCCGGATACCGCGGAGCCAGTAAGACCGGCACCAAGCACGCCGTCGACCACCATCGGGACGGTCGCAAGCTGGCCGAAGCCCCATGCCTTTACCGCACCGTGCGCTTTCGCGTTGATGTACGCGCCGATGTTACCCGGGGCGTTTTGGTACGGGTTCTGCGGACCGGCGGGCGTGCCGCCTTGGCCCGTGTTGGCGGGTCCGGTCGGCGGAATGTTGACTACTGGAAGCGTCAAGACGCCCTCCTAGACCGAATACGGGCCGGCGCCGGCGCTTGCGTTGATACCGCGCCAGTCGCGCGCCATCCACAGCGCTCGGAATCGGATCGCGATGTTCCACGAAAGCGTTGCCGGTTCGAACCAGGCCCGCATGTGATTGCGGAACTGGAAGCTCGCGATGAGCGACTGGCCGCTCTTAGGATCGACGCCCTGCGGCGCCGCCGAGAGATACCAGGCATACGGGTTCGTGAGGTACTGATCCGCGACGACTTCCTGGATGCCGTACTGGACGTTCGTCCGATTGTCCGACGTCATCGGAGCGCTTACCGATCCGACGATTTCCTTGAGCACCTTCTCGATGAAGGGGTGCCCAACGACGTAGACCGGGATGCGGTTGGACGGCAGGCCGCGATCGGAGCGCAGCAAGCTCATGTTGAGCAGCGCGTCTTGGATCGCTTCGGCCGTCGGCGCGACGTTGCCGATGAGGTTCGAGTAGGTCTGATTGATCGCCGAGACCGGACCGTTCGGCCCTGGAACCGGCGCGAGCAAATGGTTTGCCGAGAAGAGCGGCTGGCCGTCGTACAGTGGAAACGACGGATCGAACCCAAAGTTGATGACGGAGTGGATGTAGGTGTCTTCCGTGACCCGCTCCGAGTCGACGAGCATCGGCGCGGCCTTGCCCATCATGTCGTACGGATCTTCGTACTGCGCTTCGTGCGAAATCGACGTCATTAACGCGAACGTCTGGAACTCGCCGTGCGACGGCACGAGCTCGATCGGCACGTCGTAGGCCGGAACTTCGCCTTCTGCCTTCGGTTGGAGTAGACCGATCTCGGCGAACTGACCGTACTCTACGAAAGATTGGTTGACCGGGGGCTCTGCCATCGCGAAGAGCTTAGGCCAAAACGGCGGCTCCTCGAGCGATCGGTTCGAGACGATCTGAGCGATCCGGTGGGCTTGGGCAACCTTTGAGGATTTAGTTTGCCACTGGCCAGTTCCGTAGTTTCCGCCCGCCATTTTATGCTAACCCCGCTATGAAGATGCCCGTGACAGGCTGGTAGACGTTACCGGGCTGCACCCCGCTTGGATTGTACGGACCTGCCAAACCTCCGTAGGGACGCTGGATCGAAAAGATGCCGTTGCTCTGCGTCGTGTCCAGATAGAAGACGCCGTAGGTCGTCGAGTAGACGATTCCGGCCGTGCCTGTCTGATACGCCCAGGGCTGCAAGAGCGAGATCGTGACCGGGACGTTTTGCAGTTTGACCACCGCGGCCATGTACTGCTCGAGCAACGCCTGGTTGCCCGAAAGTGATTGGTCGACGCCGAAGAGCGCGCGCCAGTTGTACCCGGCGGCGAGAATGTCTCCCTCACGCTGCGCGTAACCGCTGCCGGCATCGTTGGCCGCGTAGCCGACGATTCCCGAAGACGGGTCGTTCGCGGACCGGTTGACTCCAGTGTTGTTTGTGAGCGGATAGGCCGGAATCGTTGCGGCCGAACCGAGCGCCGTCGTCGCGACCTGGAGCCACTGCTGGCCCGGAAGCGTTCCGACGTAGAGCGCAAAGTGTGTTGCCGCGGCCGGATAGTTGCCGTCGGCCAGGACTTCGACCGTTGCGTTGTATCCCGCCGGGTTGACGATCGGGCCGATCTCGTAGGGCAGCGACTCGATCACGCCCACGCCGCCGGTTCCGATTAAGGTGTACCAGGCGTAGAGCGTATGCGCCGAGTTGGCGGCGCTTGCCGAACCGGCTTGCACGACCGTCGGCGCCGAGGTCGGCTGAAAAGTTGCGAGTGAGCCCGCGGGCGTCGGGTAGGTTATCGTGCCGGTCGTGTAAACCTGAAGAAAATCGCCGGCGCTAAAGATAGCTCCGGGTTGCTCCGGGTAAATCGTGTACGGCTGATACTCGCCACCCTGTACGAGTCCAAGCGCGGGGCGGATAGGATTCAACGTAATTCCCATTGGAACCAAATAAAGCATCTAGCGAGCAGCGGTCGAGAGCCTCGCGTAGCGCGGTAGGGGTAAAAAAGAAAAAGCCCGGCCTTTTTTAAGCCGAGCTTTTCCCCTCACGGTAAACGGGTGTGTCTATCGGCCGCCTTTCGCCGCGTCCGCAAACGGAGCCCCTGGTCCGATCGGATTTCTAATCTCCTGAGCGACGGTTTGATTGTCGCCCTCCTCGACACCGAGCGACGACCCGTGAACGCGCATTCCGCGGTTGCGCGCCGCGAAGTCTTCGGCGTCCTGTTTGAACCCTGGCTCGAGACTTTGAAGCCGAGAAAACGCCTCGTCGACCGCGGCGTCGTACCATTCATACGCCCAACGCGGCGCGACTTCGAAGAGCGCCATATCGCCGACCGCGACGAGGCCGACGATCTGCGGTTCCTTCGTGTCCGGATCGTTGCCGCCGGAACCGGAGTATTCGTAACACCACATGCGAAGTTCGGATGCCTCGTCAACTTCGCTCATTTCCACCGGGCGCAAGCAGCCGCGGCCGACGAGCGCTTCGGTTGAATGCTTTGGATCTTCGCGCGGCCGCCAAACGTACTTGCAGCGCTCGTCCGGATGAAGCAAGAGCTCTTCGGGCCGGTTCATTACGAAGGTCTGGACCTGCACCGAGTGCTTGAAGCCGCGCCACGGGCGGCCGTCGATGACGACACCGGCCGGCAGCACAACGCCGCTGCCTTCTTTGAGTAGCTTTCGCCCGGCGTAGCGTTGATACGTCCGATAATTGGCGTCGTTCAGACGCATATCCGGCCGTTCGATCGGCCGGCGCGCGTTTTGATTAAACTCTGTCGTCATCTATTATCCTCCGAATCCGACGGCTTCGCCAAAGCGGACCGATTCGCGCGTGAGCGCTCGCACCGTCGGGTTGCCGGTCATGCTGTGTTCGATCTCCCAAACCTGCCGGCGGAAGCGCTTTTCACCTTCTTCTCCTGAGAAGAGGCGCGGGGACGCTGCACGGAGGTCTTTTTTCTGCTGATCGGTCATCTTGATTACGACGCGCCCAACGCCGGGTGCGCCAGGTCGCGCGCCTGCGCCGCGAGCAACGCCGGGAGACGGGGCCGCTTTCGTGACCGCCTTGCGAGAGTACGCGCGGCCCGTCGCGCGCTCCCACTGTTCGTCGAACCACGCCGTGCGATCGGCTTGGTTCATACTCGCGAGCTCGGCCACGTTGTACCCGGCGAGAATCTCTTTGAAATACGGCTTGATCGCCTTTGCGTATTTCTCTTTTGGATCGTCGAGCCGATCCTCGAGGTAATCATTGACGAAAACTCGGCCCGAGGACTGCAGCGCGGACTGCCCCTCGGATGAATTTGCCATCCGCGCCATCGCACGCTTGTCGCCGATGTTGACCGCCGCTGCGATTAGCTTGGCGATTCCGCCCGGCTCGGTGAGCGCTTTGTCCGTGAGCCGCTGCGCTTGCTCTTCACTGAGAACGAAGGGCTGCAACTCGGCCGGCACGCGGCGATCTTGCTCTCGCGGTTGCGCCGCCGGTTGCTCTTGACGCAGCCCTTGAAAGATTTCGCGAAGCTCCGCGACGACGGCGCTACGATCTTCGGTTTCGCGAACTGGCGCAACCGGGGCACGGCCCGCGCGTTCGCGAGTCCGCTCGGCGCGCTCCTCGTCCGTGAGGAGGTCATCGGGCATTTCCTCGGCTTCATCGTCGGACTCGCCGCCCTCCGGTGCGCCGCCTTCCGGTATTTCCTGCTCGTCGAGTGTCGTTTCGTCGAGCTCTTCCTCTTCGTCGCCGCCAACCGGCGTTAAGTCTTGACTCATTGAGGGGTCCTTTCTACTTAAACAACGCCACAACTTGCGGCGGCACTTCTTTATTGGCTCGACGGTAGACGGCGAGCACGATGTTTTTTAGGACTTTCAGTGATCCTCGCGCGAACGATTGCTCTTTCTCGGACTTGGTATCGTCGAAGATAACGCCACGGGCGGCTTCGGCTTCACGCGCCGCGTCTTTGAGAACGTCGCCAAACCCTGGATGCTCGAGGACGTCGGCCGCTGCCGCCGAGTCTCGCCGCTCGCGCTCTTGCGCGGTCATGCCGCCGCCAGCAACGGCCGTCATCCCGCACCTGCTGCGGCGGGCTGTGGCGCAACGTTCTGCGACGGCTGTCCGTTCTTCCCCGGTTGCCCCGGTTGCTGTTGACCCGGCGGTGGTTCGAAGAGCTTGGCAATATCGTCGGGTCCGAGAAGCGACATACCGGCCTGCGGACGACCGCGGTTATAGCGCGTCGCGATCTCGCCATACGCCTGTTGCTTCTCGATTGCGGATTTCTCTTGGCCCTGTTTCTCTTGCTCTTGCTGCATCTTCGTAACGTCGTCGGGCGTACCGAAGATTCCGTCGAGCCCGCCGATGCCAAACTTGCTCGCGATCGCGCGCTCAAAGTTGTAACGGTGCATGAGATTTCCTTGGATGAACGGCGAGTCCTCGAACGTCTTTTTGAACCCGAGCATTTCCTCGAGTTGCGCCTGCTTGTCGAGCGGATCGTCTTCGCCTGATACGGACCGCTTGTACGGAAGCTGCATCATCTGTTTGGTGAGCGGCTTCGCGCCTTGCGGCGGGTTGCGTTCCGTTCCGTCGAGATTGAAACCGTACTGTAATCTCAGGCTCCAGAGCGCGTCGAAAATCTGATGCGAGACGTACCGGAGCTCCATCGCAATATCGTTTGTGCCGAGGTCTGACTCGCCCGCTCGAGTCTTGACTCCGGCCGCGCTTTCGCGGCTTGTCGCGGGCTGCGAAGACCCTCCGAGAACCGAGTCGGCATCCGATCGAACCTGCTGATCTTGCTGATACGACGAGAGCGGAACTTCGGGAAGCTGCGGATAGTACAGGACGTTTTGCAGCGAGCCTTGCTGCGCGTTACCAAGAACCCACCACACGCGCCCGTTGCCCCACGACATTCCCGAATCTTTGATCTGGATACTCGTATCGGTAAGGAGCGGCACTTCGAGGCGCGTCGAGACGGCATCGTTACGCTGATTCCACGATAACGTCGCTTCGGCTTGGAATGGTCCGATGAGCTCGGGCACGCCGAAACCATAAGGCGAATCGGGCCGCGGATACGGAGCGAATGCGACGATCAAACGCATCGGTGCCATATCGGTATCCGGACAGTGACCGATCATAAAACCCGAGACTTCATGGATAAATAGGATGTTGGGCTCTTCGATCTTGTCGCCATCGAAATCGTACTGGCGCGAGTAGACAACCCAACAGCCGAGCGGCCCGCGATTCACGAACTCCTTGGCCGCGATCCCTTGGCCTTGGCCGACTCCGACGTCGATCTGTCCGCCGGCCGTCCAGTTGTAGACTCCTTGAAAGCGAGAAGCGTAATCGCTATAGCCCTGCAGATCGTACTCGAGCGCGCGGTTCACCCACTCTTCGTCGAGAATATCGTCCTCGATCATCGCGCGCAGGTCACTCTCGTAATAGAGGTGATAGATTGCGACCGCGGCGGCCGTCTCGACGCTCGTACTTTCGTTTGGCATAAGGAGCACGTCTTTGAGGAGGCACGGGTTGAGAACGCCGTCGTCGTACACCGTGACCGGCATCGTAACGTACTCGGGCTTCGTTGAAATCTCGCCGCTCTCTTCGTCGACGGTCGGCATACCGGTCTCGTCGGTTACGGGAGACTCGACTTTGTAACGCTGCATCCGATCGTCTTTGACCCACGAGCATTCCATGAACGCCGTGCCGTCGCGCAACGCCATGTGCAGCATTTTGTCGTGCGCCTTCTGCCACGACATATAAGGTCCGCGCAGCCGGTGAAAATCGCTATTCCATCGGACTTGCATATCGCTGGCTTGCGCCTGCGAACTCTCGTCTTGTCCCGTGAAGAGGTAGAAATCGGGGACGAAGGTGAGCGACGCGACTTCGGTTTTCTGCTTGCGCAGTTTAGAGAAGACGAGCGGAATCGTTAGGTCGGAGGAGTCGACGTACGGATCGTCCTCGACCCCTTCGTCGCGGTTGTCTCGCTCGTAGAGCGCGTAGGCGGTTCGAAGATTGGCTTCAAGCGCAGATCGCGTACCGATCGCGGAAATGATCGACTGCCACGCATCTGACGCGACAATGCCCCAATCTTCTTTCGATAACTTTCCGGCGCCCGCGTCTCGAACGACCTGGGACTTCGGACTCCTAGTTATCGTCCTTGTGAGTTTTTTCTTCCTCGGCACGCGGCGTTTAGCCGCCCTTGCCGACTACCTTGACTCCGGGGCCGAAACCCTTCCCTTTACCTTCGCCGGGATACTCGACGATGTGCACGCCCTTGGGGAGCTCGACGGTTCCGTGGCCGCCCTTACCTTTGGCGGTCTTCTCTTTCTGCTGGCTGAGGCCGTGCACGTGCTTCACGCCACCCTTGCCGCCGCCGACCTTCTTGGCCTTGGCGTTGCTCTTCTTGGTGACTTTCGGGCGCTGTTTGATCGACGTCGCCATCGTCTACAGCCCCATCGAGTCGCGCAGTGAGTTGCGACCGATCTTGGTCGCCTTGCGCTTCATGGTCTGCCCGGTTTTGAGGCTATCGACGAGCGTTTGCGTTGCGGCGCCGCGGCCGGGGAGCGACTTGGGACCGGTGACTCCGAGCGACGTCTGGAGCGTCTGAACGGTATTCACCCTCGCTTTGGCCTTTTGACTGACGTTAGCTGGCACTTGCGCACCCCTTTCGGGCGAGTCGGTACATAGTGAGGCGATTATACCACCTCATCCCGCCCTTTTCCGCCTTTGAAGGTACGATCTTGTCGCCGAACCGGGCCGATAGGTTCCCGGATCGGAACCAAACTCGAGCGTCTCGAGCCAGCGGGCGGCGTCGGCGCCGGGCGGCGGACCCATCGCAAGGCGCGAAACTTTGTCGGCCGATAGCCCATGCACGTTGCCGTCGGAGTCCGTCCATGACATATCCCACTCCGGCGGGTTGGCCGTCGGTAAGTCTTCCTGGTAATCTCCCTCGTCGGCCGGCACGAACGGAAGAACGTAGTGGCCCATCGCCCAGGAATCGATCGCGTCGTTTCGGATGAGCGACGGCCACTTGTCGATCTGCTGCAAAAGGTCGTAGCAGTATCCGCCGTAGTGATCGACCTGGCTCGGATCGTCGGCCATGCGGAAGAAGCACTGGTCACTTGAGACGTAGGTCTCCATCCGCCTGATCCGTTGGTGCTTGGCGCGGTGTCCGGACTTCTCGTGCTGCAGGGCCGAGAAGGGCTGCACGACGCAATCGAGCGCCTCTTTTTGGATGAACTTTCCGATCTCCACGATGAGCCAAGCGTCTCCGCCGGCCGATTCGATGACGACCCGGTTAGGCCGATAGGTCAGGAGCATCTGCTTAATAATCTCAAGCGCGCGCGACGGGAGCAGAACGCGCTCGCGAGACTCAAGCGTAAACTGCCGCCGGTCGCGAGCGAACCCCGTGACCGTCAACCCGTAGCCGCACGATCCGGTCTCGTCGGTGAGCGCCGGGTCGACGATGAGCGCGACGTAGAGCCGCACCTTCTCGCCGGCATACTGCGGGTCCAGGAGCGTGAGCGTCCGCTTGTACGGATACGAGAACTCGTACTTTCCCGAGAACTTGTGAATGTTTTGCGGCTTAAACGGTTTCTCGGCCGGATCGACCATCCGGTTATACATCCAGGCATTGAAGCGCCGCACGTCGGTCTTGAGGCGCATGGACTCGAGTCGCTCTTCGTCGAGGTAGTCAGGAAAGTAATACTGCCACGAACCGTCGGCGACTTGCCACTTGGCTTCGAAAACGTAGCTCTGCCACGGCAGGTCGTTCTCGGCGACGCCCGAGCGGCGCGCGGCTTCGTTGAGGTTCTCGATTCGACCGTAGCAATCGATTTCCGACCAGCGTGTTCCGGTAAGCAACACGGCGCCCCACGACGGAAGCTGCGGATCGAACGCCTCGATATAACTCCACAGGTTCTCTTGCTCTTTGATCGAGTCGCAGTTGACTTCCGTTACAAGGTCGTCGCCGTAGATAAAATCGGGATGGTTGCCCGTCGATGTGCCACTGGTTCCCATCGTGAAGACCGTCGGGTCCGCGCGCGATATCGTGCGCCACGGAATGACGATCGCATCTTGGTTCCACACCTCTGCGCCAAAGTAGGGGTCGCCGAAATAATGCACGACCTTCGGGCTGCGTAAAATGTTTTGCACCAGCCGCAAGAGCTTGCGCGCTTCTTCGCGGGTCGAGCGGAAAATGCCAATGGAGATATCAGGGTTCTCGAGCACGCGGCGCGCGATACTCTTAGCAACGCCGTAGGTCTTATTTGAAAACCGCGGCGCGAGAAACATTGAAGAGAGCGGCTTGCGGCGTAGCCTCGACATATCCGGCCCGGCCGAATCGAAGATGTCGAACATTTGCTTGTGTGGCTGATCGTAGACCGGCCACTTATCGGTCGCCTGCCAAAAGGCAAACGTGCTCTTGGTCATCCGGCGCGCTTCGGCCCATTCTTTTGGGCCGAGCTCGGGTCGCGGTATCGCCGCCGCTCGCGGTCCGCGGGGCATTAGCTCGCCGCGGCGGTCGCGGCCTTCTTGACCCTAAAGGTTCGTTGCTCGCCGTTGCCTGGAATCGGCGCGGGGGCTTCGGGTGCGTCCCGGCGGAGTTTCGTCCTTTCGGTCGGCGACATTTGCTTCATGTAGACCATAACGGCTGCGATGAAGGCAGACTCCGTGACCTGCATTTCTCTAGGGACGAACGCTCCGCCGGCTAACTTGCAGAGAGTCACGACCCCGGCGTACGGGTGGTTTCGCCGAATCGTGAATGTCGCCATCGCTAAGCTATCGCGAACTCAGTTGACGGAGCTTCGCGAACCGGAAGCCCGTCTTCGAAATCGGTTGTCGTTGCGAAATAGTGCGTGATGCAATCGTACGCCGCGTTTCGCGCCGCGACGACATGCGGGCGAACTTCGGGATCGTCGTACTCGGGCTCTTGCCGAATCACGCCGTCCTTAGTCTGAAGCGGGAGCAAGATGAAGTTGATTGCGTTCTTGACTTTTGTGTCTCGCGCATTCTGTGAGAACTGAATAGCGGCGAGGTCCTTTTGAGCGTCGATGACTCTGCCTTGCGCTGCGAGCGCTGCCACATCGGCGACCGGTCGTGGGCCCTGGTGCATTGGCTACCTTCCTTTATTGCGAGATTTGCGGTTTGCCGCTTTTCGTTTCGGCTTGGTTTTCGTTTCGATATTACGCCCCTGAGAATCGGCGCTCGACTTCTTGGCGCCCTTCTTCTTGCCGGCGGCCTTCTTCTTTTTGGCTTTGTTTTTGTTGACCGTCGCGTATCCGATCGACTTAGCATCCTTCGCGCTCTTGCCGCTCTTCTTCATCGACTTGGCAACGTGCGAAGCCATGCGGTCCTGTTTAGCAGTAAACCGTTTTTTCTTACCCTTGGTCGTCGGCATGGTGGCCCTCCTTCGGTTGATAGTCGAGCCGTTCAACGGCGGCGCAGTAGTCCCCCCAATCGGCGCCGAGCTCGCGGAGCAAGAGACGCTCGACTCCATCGGCAAACATGTGCTCGTCGTGATAGGGCGCGTGCCTGTCTTCGCCGGGCTCGGAGTCGGCGGTAATTTCACAACTGCATCCAAAGACCCTGACAAGCGTCTGACAAGCGCACTCGCCAGGAAACTCCACCGGCTTGTGGCCTTTCCGTAGTCGCTCGTAGAGCTTGTCGAACTCCGTCGAGCGGTCTTTCTTGCCGTTGGCGACCTGGAGCGCCGCCTCGATCTGCTCGTGAATCGCGCAAGCGAAGCCGAAGCGCCAGTCGTCCATCCGGGAGACGAGGACTCCCAGGTCCGACTCGTGTATCCCGTAATCGCCGATCGTGTCGTACTCTTGATCGTTGTGCGGGATTGTCGTTACCTCGACGTTGCGAATCTCTTGCATGTTAGCCTTTCACTGGAACGCGCTGGAACTCGTGACCGCGACGCCACGAATGCTCCTGGCTTGGAATGCACGGGTCGGCCGCGTGCGACTCGGGCTTGCGGCACCAATGGCACGACCGCCCCTCGCGGCAGGTCATCTTCTCGCCGATCCTCGAGTTGCAAAAAATACAGCGAGTCTCGATGACCTCAAACTGAAAGCTCATCCTGTCGTCACCCACAGCCCCGAGGGAAGAAGCGTCGGCTCGGGCGGCTTGGAAAACTCTTCGTCGCGCCCGGCGCAGTTGCGCTCGGTAATATGAAAGAACGTCTCGCCAAGCTGCGTCGTGATCTCTTCGCCGCGGCCCATATCGAAACAGATAAGGTCGCCGACCTCGACGCGCTTCGTCTTGTTGACCGATACGACCAGCCCTTGAAACTTGTGGCGAGCCTTGTAGGTCGGTACGTCGACTCCGCCTGCCGTGCCTTCGTCGACCAGCGGCACACACAGGATGCCCTCGGCGTACGACGGCTTCCAGAACGCTTCCGTGTTGCACGATTCAAGCGCCGCCTCGAGTTTATCCAGCGACAGCACGTTTTCTCCCTGGAAGGTGGAGCCTCGCCGCGGCTTCGTCTCGCTCGCGTTCGATCTCTTTCTCGACTTCGGTATCGGCGATAACGGCCTCCTCGATCGCCGCTCGGGCGCGGGCTTCGTCGTTCGTTGCCGCCGGACGGCCCAACGGCGTTACACTCGCACGCGGCTTAAACTGCGACCCCGCCATTTGCACGATCCCGAGCTCCATGCAGTGTACCGCGAGGTCCGTTATCTTTTCCGGGCCGACGGCTTCAGCGATCGCGACGAGCGACTCGTGCGTCTCGAGCGAGACGGCCAAGCGCAGCGGTATCCGAATCTTCTGCTCTTGCGAGAGCTTGCGCGCCTTGGCCTTGGTCGCCGCGAGGCGTTGCTCGACGGTCTGCGCTTTGGGCTCAGGCTCCGGCGCCGCGGCCGGTGCGCGCGGGACGCGAGGCTTCTTTGGAGGCGGTGCTTTCGGGGCAGCCTTAGGCGTTAACGGTTTCGGTTCACTGGCGACAACCTCGGCCGCAATCTTTTCTATCTCGGTACTAAAGAGAAGCGTGGTGGGGGTTCTATCCTCATCCATTACGCCAACCCGAGCTTCTCGTGCTGCCCTTTATACCGTTCGGCCGGGCGCACGATCCGATCGACGTCGCGAAACTTCGGGTCTTCCCAATTGATAGCACTCGCCAGATAGCACTCTATGACCGTACGGCACAAGCCACTTATCCCGCCGCTGTCGGTGAGCGCAGAGAGTAGCTTTATGGCGGCGCTCGTATTGGAAGAAAAGTGGACGTTGTGTAGCACGTCGACGCGCGGCCGTGGCCCCTTCTTCCGCCGAACCTTCTCCGCCGTTGCCGTCATTGAATCTGAGCCTTCTGTTTTCGGATGAAGTCCATAAGGAAGGCGCGCGCCTCCTCGGTATCATCCTTACCGAACTTTGCGTCGACAACCACATCTTCAGCAACGCTAACAGCTTTCTCTAGGAGGTCTCGGGCAACGGTTGCATGGTCGTATTCTACGGCCTTCTCGTAGCAGGCGCAGCAATGGAAACTCATGTGCGCGGTTCCAACCTCTAGCGACTTATGGGAATCGTCACGCATATTAGGCGTGTGCGTGTCGGACCGTGTCGTATCGAAAGGCCCGCTTCCCGTTCCCTGATCCTGCCCCTTAGCCATCGCCTAGCGCCGCTGCTGCTGCGCCGGCTGCGGGATCGGGCGCTGGATGACCTCGACCTTCTCGCCTTCGTCGACGATCGCCAGCACGTCGCGCTCGGGAGTCAACTGATGATCGATCCCGTCTATCCGGATCTCGAGACCCGTCCAGGAACGATAGAGAACGCGGTCTCCCTCTTTAATAGAGATTTTTACGTCGTCGCCGAGCGCGCGGACGATCCCCTCCGACGGCTTACTCTGAACCTTGTTATCCTTACCGGGAGCCAAGAGCGACGAGCCTGGTATGGCTTGCGCCGTGACCGCAACGTCCGAGCCAGCGAAGGCGACGCTCTCCGTCTTGTCGGCGGCCGTATCGGCCGGAACGATGAGCACGTTAACCGCGAGTGGCTTCAAAGTTTTTATTTCCCTCTTGGCAAGCAGCGTCGAACTCCCGCTCGTTGGCATAGCGAGCCCGACGCTTGGCGGTAAGTTGTCCGATCGGCCGGACCGGTACGGGAACCCCGTACGTCTCAGGATCGGGAAGACCATTAATGAACGTGTCGCGCATCAACGCGCGCAGTGGAGCGATCTTCTTGGCGTCTTCCATTTCAAAATACCGCTCGATCCCCAAACGAAGAAGCCCGGCGCATAAACGCGACCGGGACTTCTCTTCATACCGAGCGATACGGTCTATATCACGCCGCAAAGCGCGAGGGACCCAAAGAGTAATCTGCACCTCGGACACAGGTGCCCCACTACGGCGGTAGGGGTAACGGCTCCTTCGCTAGCGGTGAACGGCAGCCCCGAAAACTTCCCACCCGAGAATCCCCGTGCAGATGAAGAGCGGCCACCAAGCCCACCGCACAAGATTCGGCTGCGACGGAGCCCACGCCCCAAACAACAGCGACAGCACGTAGATCACCCAAAACCAAATACCTAGCGACATTTTTCCTCCAACGGCTTCAGCCGATAGGGTCGCCCTTCGACAGACGAGCCTGATTGTTCTGCTGCCGACGAGCGGCCACGTGCGCCGGCACCGGCTTCCGATTCGCTACCGCCATCGAGACACGATCGGCAATCGATGGATCCAAACGAATCGACTTCTCCACCGGCGGAACAGCCATCGCGCGCGGAACTGAGAAGTCCTCGTTCATGCCTTCCTCGCCGGAAACTTCGACGGCGGCATCGGCCGGCGCGTCTTCATCCGCTTCGCAAGACGAGCCATCGCTAACCGCTCCAACCGAGCCTCACGCTTGGCAGCCTGCACTTGCGCTTGCACGCGACGGCCAGCCAACAACGCCTCAGCCTCCACTAACCGAGAATCCATTCCACTCACCCTTCCACCTCATAGACGTTCCCCCATTGCGCAAATTGCAGGCTTACCCTTATTCCCCCTCTGCGCGAATGCCAGGCATACCAACCGGAATTTGCGCCCACCCCCGCCCCCTCGGGGGGACCCGCCGCCCCTCGCCACCGATCCACCGCGCTCGCCAACGCGTTCCTATCGCTATCGACCTGTTGGAGGGCGTTACGGATACGATTCGAGCGTGATTGAGCGTGCTTGCGTACCGAACCTGTTAGCGCTGCGTCGCCGTTGTGGCTAGCGTTGGTTACGGTTGACGGTGGCTTGCTCTTCGGTTGGCGGTTGGCTAGCGATCGCCTCATGCTTCTTGCTAGTGGCGCTTCGCTGACTCCCTTCGGTCGTGGGCTGCCGCTGCGCTCGGCCCAAAGGTAGTTTAATTGCGCGCGCGAGGGTATCGCGTTTGCTTTGGAATCCGAATCCTGGTGGCGAGCTCAGGCGGTCGCCGGCGAGCTCAAGCGCTTCTCAGGGAGCATTCGGTCGTGGGTTGCGCTAGGACGTAAAGAGGCCGCCTTCCTTGCGGTGCTGGCGGTCTTCGTGCTACAGTGAGCGCGGGTCGTGCCAGCGACCTTTTTGAGAGCCGGCCCTTTTTGCGGGGGCCGGTTTTCGCATTCTGCGCCCGCGCGCGATAGATTGTCAAGAGCAGAGCGGTAGGGGTCGCCGGCGAATCGGCCGATCCGGATTATTTTCAGTCGACCCCTTGACGTGGCGTATGCTTTGGCGTATTCTCGTGTCAGTAACACAACGCGCCGGCACCTAGCCGGCAGAAGGGCAGAAGCCTGATGACCATCACCCAGAAGATCGACGTCGCGAAGAGGGAGCTCGCCGATGCGTGCTCGATGCTTTGCGAGCGGCCGTCCGATTCGAGCGTATGGCGCGAAGTCTGCCGAGCGAAGGCGACCCTGGTCGCGCTTCGGAATTGCGCTGTCCGCTAATGCCTGACCTATTCGGGAACGAAGACCGGCTCGAGACGTCCCCTAGCAAGGGCGTCTCGGTCTCCCTGTTCGAGCATACGGCCGAGCGGATATCCTACGAAGGCGGCCGGAACGTCGAGCAAGTTCGAATCGAGCTCGTGCATGGGACGATCGATTCGCACGTGCAATCCTGCGAGCGCTGCGGGGGCCGGTTCTTGGCGAAGCCTCGAGTCCCCGCGGTTTGCAACCTATGCGAGCGCGGTACGCGAAGGACGATTCAAGTCGGATGACTCCTCGACGTCGCGCGGTTCGCGCTATCCTAGCGATCGCGGAGCTCGAGCGTGCTCGGCCGGCGTCTACCGTCGACGATGACGCGCTCGAGCGCTCCCTTCGCGCGCAACCGGTCCACCCTGGCTATTATTGGGACTCGAAGACCAAGCGCTTCGAGCTCCGCGGGGAGTACGTCGATATACCGAAGCGCTTCCTGGCGCTGGCGACCCGCAAAGAGCGCGCGCGCCCTGGGTTTGCGTCACAAGCGCTTGGCGACGTCGACGACCGCGCGGGCGAGCTCGGTTTCGAAGACGGAGACGCCTTGCGCGCATGGATGCTCGAGCGGCCGGATCGTGGCTACTACGTTCGATCCGGTTCGCGCACCGTTCGCGCCTATAGCGTGCGCAACGCCCTGGCGGTAAAGCGCATCCTCGAGGCGCATGGCGAGCTCGGCGTCACGATCGCGCGGGCCGAAGGCGAGCTCGAGCACGCAATCGCGGCTCCGCGGGATTATGGCGCCTATCGTTCGGCCAAGCGTACGGCTAAGGCACGCGCCAAGGCGCGCGAAGCCGGCCGGTGCATTGTGTGCCGGCGCGAAGAGGCGCGCAAAGGTCGAAGGACTTGCTTCCTGTGCAATGCTCGCGCGTGCGAACGCATGGCGCGGCGTCGGGAAGCGGAAAAGGAATCCAAGCGAAACGCTTGACAATGGAATACCTTAGAGCATACAATGCGACACACAACTCGCTCCAGTAGGAGCAGAAGGACAGTAGTCTGATGATTGACGCATACACGGACGCGCTCCGCTCCCTCGAATCGCACGCCTTCGCTGGCGTACGCTGCCAGCACGGGATTGCGCTGCTCGAAGATTGCGACGAATGCGAGCCAATACTCGACCCCAACTTTTACGCGGAGGAGTTTTAGATGAAGAACGATGCTCTCTCCAAAGCCGTTGCCTACCTTGGCGCGGTCGAGGTTGCGCCTAACAAGTACGCGCTAACCTGGGGGAAGCGTTGGTATGTTACCGATGCCGAAGGCGTCGAGTTGACGCGCCTACTCGGCGGCGGCGAAATGATCGCCAGCATCCCGACAAAGATGCCCGCTTGGTGGACGCCGGAGCAGCGGTTCGCGTGGCGTGACGCCAAGGGCTTCATGTATTTTCACGCCGAGCGTGCGAAGGCTTACAACGCGACGGAGCGCATCACCGCCGACCTCGTCTCCGGCGCGGAGGTTCCGGCATGACGATCGAGGCGATCCGCTCATGGTTCGAAGCCGGTCCTCATATCGCGGTATGCGTGGGCCTGCTGCTGCTGGCGTTCATCGGAGCGCTGGCCTGTAGCGGGCAGAACGTAGGGGCCGGAAGATGAGCGACAAGCAGTTTGTCGGCAATATCGCGGCCGTCCTAGCCTTCGCGATCGGCGTCGGGCTAGGAGGGTTCTGCGTCGACCTAGTTTCACATACGACCGCGATCGCCGACTTTAACATGCGTTCAAACTACGAAGCGTCGATGGTGCCGCCAAACGGGCACGGGGATATTTGCCGCACGCCCGCCGTCCCACGTCGTGCGGACTTTGACGATCCCGAAGGTAAGCCGCTCGCGGCGCCGGACTTGAGGTTTTAGGTGACTCACAAAATCGGGCGCGAAGACGTTTACGAAACGTGGGACCGCTGCCGAAACGTGACGCGCTGCGAAGGAATACTCACGCGAGACGGCGCTTCGTGGCGGATCGCCGGCGGCCCACCGAGCCTCTCGGGTTGGCTGTACGGAGCGGCGTCGATGGTGCTCGCGCTGCGTGCGTATATCCAAGGGTGGAAAGATGCTAGGAAGATCGAGGACGAGTCGATAAGGTAGCAACCAAGAGGTCGCGGAAACCCTCCTGCGAACGGCCCTGCTCGGCATTTGAGCGGGGTTTTTCGTTTGCCTCACTTGCGCTTTCGTACTCTCTACGGTATGCTGTCCTGTATGGCAATAAATATAGAGCGGAAGCCCGAGCGCGATAACATCGTAAGCGTTCGGCTATCCGACAAGGAGATCGAGCGCGCCAAGCGCGCGGCGCGGAAGCTAAAGACGAAGCCGGGCGTCTTCAATCGGGCGGCGATCGTGCAGGTGTCCGATGAGGTACTTGGATGAAATGGCCGACCTTCGACCAAGTTCTCGGCGTCGTGATAACGACGTACGTCTCCGCCGTTATCCTGGGATTTGGCCTACTGATAGCGCGAGCGTCATGGCGGCCAAAGTGATCGCGGCGATGCTGCACCGTTGCGGGTCGCGGATACCATCGTGACCGCTTACGAGGCGCAGCAACGCCGCAAGGCGCTCGAACCTAAGCCGCGCGACTGGCCTACGGTGCGCGCGGCCGTCATCGCGGCACGGCTAACCTGCCACCGCTGCGGCGCCAACGCCGAAACCCTTTGGAACGGCGGATGCGAAAACTGCCAGCACTACGACGAAAGAGGAGAGTAATGACGATCGACACCCTCGAGATCCAGCAAGGACTCGAGGCGCACTTTCGAACGCTCGTAAAGCCTCGAGGCGACGAGCGTTTCGCTCACGTTTCGGATATGTACGCCTGCGACTTTGAGACGCACACGCGGCGCCAACCAGGATACAAGCCGAGCGGCAATCGGGACGGCGAGGGAAGCCTCCGTATGGCGCTCGGAAACAATATCGAGGGCTACATCGCCGAGGGGCTCGCGGCGCTCTATAAGGACTTCGACACAGTAAACCGCGGCGAGCGGATTGCATGGAACCCAGCTACTGGAGCCGCGCGGCGCGGTCTATACGAGCACGGTCACAGCGTTCGGCGCGGCAAGGCCACAAAGTGTACGGGTTGCACCGATTGCACCGCGCTCGAGGGCGAGCTAATTGGGCACATTGACTTTAGCGCCGTAAGTTTCGACGGGGAAGACCTGTACGAGGTCAAGTCGACGTCGTTCTACGGCAAGCCGCCGTCGACGCCGAAGGAGCATTACGTCGAGCAAGCCGCAGGCTACGGCGTCGCAATCAAGGCCGCGCGCGCCGGAATACTTATCGCGGATCGCACGTCGTGCAAGATCGCCGGGCCGTTTTGGCTCGACTTCGACGCGCTGCCGCCGGTAGGCGTCTTCGAGGATCGATCCGGGGAGCGGATGACGCTGCGAGAGGCGGCGATCGAACGCGGCCGCAACGTGCTCGCGCTCACCGATCCCGAGGCGTTCCCGCCGTCTCCGAAGCCGCGCTTTTCGTGGCAACCAAAATACTGCAACCTAGCCGTATGCGCGTGCGCAGGAGGCACGACGAAATGAACGAGTTACAGCAAGAGTTACTGCCGCCCGAGGGCGAGGAGCCCGCAAGCGCCGCCTTAGTCGTTCAAGAGACCGCCAATAAGGTCGCGCGCACCATCAACGAGGCCGAGCCTGCCGTCTCGACGGTCGACTCCAAGGCATTCAAATACTCGCTGCCCGAGCTCCGTAAAATCGGCGAAATAATGTTCCAAAGCGGAATGTTCAAGGATTTGCGCAGCGTTCAGCAGGCGATGGTGAAGCTACTCGCCGGCGCGGAAATGGGGTACGGCCCGTTCCAATCCTTGCGCGCGTATCATGTCATCGAAGGCAAGCCGGTCGAGACGAGCGGCGAGATTAGCGCGCGTATCAAGCGCAGCCCGCGGCACGATTACCGGCACTACTGGATCGACGTCGCGCGTGAGCCGTGGGATCCGGTGAGGCATTCCGTCTCGACGCTGTTCGGTTGCGTGATCGTCGTGCGCCTGAAGAAGGCGAAGAAATGGGAGGAGCAGGAGCCCGTCGTCTTCACGCTCGAGGATGCAAAACTCGCAGGGCTCGCCGGAAAGACTAACTGGAAGAGCTATCCGCGCGCAATGCTCTTCGCTCGAACGATTACCGAGGCCGCGCGCGCGCACTGCGCAGACCTGTTCGGCGGCCCGATCTACACGCCCGAGGAGCTCGGCGCCGAGGTCGCGATCGACGCGAACGGCGATATGGCCGTCACGGGAACGCTCTCGCCGGCTCCTGCCGATAACGGCAACGGGGAGCCGAAGGCCGACGTCGACAACGCGCAGACTCGGAATGCCGGGATCGAAGCGGTGACGCGCTTTGCCTCAAACCGTAAGATTCCCGACACACACCGGCACGAGATCGCGCAAGCGTTCTTCGGGCACTCATCGAGCAAAGAGCTCTCGACGCCCGAGCTCCGTAAACTCTACGCCCTGCTCGTCAAGTACGTCGGCGATCGCGCAAAGGAAGCGGATCCAGAGGTCTTCGCGGCCGGGTTCGATTCGTGGCTCGAATATCACGTCGCTCTCGAGAAGGAAGCCGCCGCGGGTGGGTAGTATCCCCTCATCGAGCGCCGCCCTCGGCCGAGGGTCGCGACTCGCGATATGGCGCCGCAGAGGGCTACGCCTAATCGGTCCGAACGGCGCAAGCGCGCTCCTCGAACCCGTTAGCCTCCACGACGCAATAGTTAGTGTTGGGGAGGCTTTGTCGTACCTTGAACCGAGAGGCGATTATCCGAGCATCGTTCTTCATGGCGAAGGCGCTCGGCAAACGCACGTCCCGGCGCGAGGTCAACGAGATCATTTCCAAGCTAACCGGGAAGGGTTTCCGCCCCGCGGAGGTCGCCGTAGTCCTAGCTTCTCTCCGGGAACCACTTCGGAACCAGCACGGAACCAGCACGGAACCAGCTTCAGTGCCTAAAATGGCACGTTCGGGAACCAGCACGGGAACCATGCCGGAACCCGCTACCCTAATACCCGTACTAGATAACTACTCTAAACCTACGGTTTCGAGTAAGCCTCCACGGCTTGACACCCGTACCGAATCCGAGAAGGTGGCTGATACCGCTCTCGCCGCGCTTAGGGAGTCCATCGAGCCCTCCCTCAAAGCCGGGACCTGGACCGGATGGAAGGCCCGGAACCGTAAGGCGACGATCGAAATGGCGCGCGCCGGGATGACGGCGGAACAGATAGTCGGGGTGGCGACGTCATGGCGCACGAAGAAGGGTCGAGACAATATCGTGATGGCCTGGGTAGCCGAATGGGTCGAAGGCGGCGGTGGGAAGGCAGCGAGAGGCCGAGATTGCCCCGGCTGCGAGTTGACGCCGGCGGAATGCGAGCGACTCCATAACGACCCGAACGATATTTACCAAAACTACTACGAGCTCGAAGCGTGACCGCGCAAGCCGCCGACGCGCCGCTCTGGAGCGACGGTGAGACCGAGACCTTAGCGCCGCCGGAAAAGAGCTACTCCGGGAAGGCCGCATGGAAGGCGACGGAGGGCCTGCGGATCGAGGACACCGAGGCATGGATGCTCCAGCACCCGACCGAGGCGAACGCCCTCTTGAACGTCGCGCACGGGTTCATGGGCGAGACGGACGCGGACCGCACGGACATTCGATTCGGAACGATCCCGACGACTCGGCACCTCGACCCGCGACGTTACGGAACCGGACTCGCAGGCATCACGACGCACATGGGCGAGTTACGTCCTGGCGAGCTCGTCGTCGTCGGCGCTCGCGAAGGGCATGGTAAGTCGGCCTGGGCGGAAATGATGGCGCTCTCCAACGCGCGCGATCACAAAGTCCTGTACGCGACACTGGAAATGACGCCCGAGGAAGTCCGCGATCGGATGCTAGCTAAAAAACTCGGATGGTCGCTGGACCGACTCGAGTACGAGCAAATGGAAAACACCGAGCTTTACCAGCAGGGAAAGATGCTCGTTAGTAGCTTCGACTTGCTCGTTTGGCAACCGTCGAAGAAGGAGCGAAGCCTCGCCGGCATAACGAAGCGCGCCGTCGACGTAAGCGCGTCCCTGTTGTTTATCGACTACTCGCGCCGGATCGCCGGATGGAAACCTGGAGACGCTGCCGGCGAGATTATGGATGCGCTTTCGGAGTTTGTGCGCTCGTCTTTTATTACGACCGTTCTTATCGCGCAGTTGAACCGCGACGCCGCCGGGCGCCGGCCAACGAACGCAAACTTTCAGGACTCGGGAAAGATCGAGCAGGCCGCGGATCGTTGCATACTGCTGCATCGGCCGTTCCTCGGACAGCCCGCGAAGGATACGGTCTGCGAGATCGTCGTGAGCAAGAATAGGCAAGGCCCATGCTTCAAACAGCATAGCTTTTGGGGTGGTGCAACGATGAGTTTCGGATCGATGGACGAGAACGACGAGGCGATGGTTCAATGCTGCAAGCATAAACGCAAGAAAGGTGACGCCGAATGAAGATGCGAGCGATTGTCTGCGCGGGCGAGCCGATGTTTGAGGTTTACGACGCTAGCGACAAGTGGGTAGCCTCGTTCGCGATCGAGAGCGACGCGCTACTGTTCATCGCGACGAAAGCTAAAGGTAAACTATGATCGCGCTTCTGCTGGCTCTGACCGTTCTGCCGACCCCTATACCGACGAGCACATTGCCCCTTTCCTACGATTCGTTCTGTGAGGGGAAGCACGCGGGGCACGTAGCGCGTCGGCTGTACGTTGCGGGCGTCGGAACGTATGTTGTCTGCGACCGCAATCCGGCGCGGGCGTGGCTGTTCACGAAGGTCGGCGTTCCGGTGGAAAGTACGCCGCTGCCTGGGTTGCCACAATGACAGAACGTCAAGCAATGCTTATCGTATGGGGCGTCGTCACTGGAAAGCGCAAGCGCGTCGTTCTAAACTTTCGCACAAAAGGCGAAGCTAAACGATGGCTGAGTTTTATCGCGCATAAGATTGAACAGTTCACTCGCCCAGCCGCAGGCAGCATGACGCCCCTCTCTCTGCACCCAGACTCCCCGGCTATGAGGAAAACTAAGTGAGCGAACTGACCAAGCTCCTTATAGAACTTGTCGAGAAAGAGGCCGCGATGCGTGCGGAGATTATTCGTCGTCGCTGGGATGAATCTCAGGTTCGAGCGCTGTGCTGCGACCCCGATGAAGCGAAGTCGTTGCGGGAGGTCGTGCGAGATGCGCTTCTGAGCGCGGTTGGGTCGCGCGACCCGCGAAACCGTCCAGGACGCTTCACGTAATGGTGATCGCCTCTCCTACCCTCACCGTTGAAAGGACCAAATGAGCGAGAGGCCGCGATTGCGTGTCGTGGATTTGTTCTGCGGCTGCGGCGGGTGGGCGATGGGCCTGCACCGAGCGGCGAACGAGTTAGGCATCGAGGTAGAGGTCGTGGCGGCTTACGACTCATGGCCCAAGGCGGTCGAAATATACAACCGCAACGCCCCGCACCCCGTGGCCGTCGTGCGCGATCTGAAAACCATGCAACGCTCCGAACTGCCGCCGCATGACTTGGTGATCGGAGGGCCACCGTGCCAGCCGTTCTCGATGGCCGGCAAACGCCAGGGGCACAGCGACGAGCGCAACTGCCTGCCCGACTTCGTGCGGCTTGCGGGCGATTCGCCTTACGTCATGGAGAACGTGGTGTCGCGGCTGATTAACGCACCCTGGAGCGAGAAGCTGTGTGCCGCGGACTTCGGGGATGTAACAAGCCGCAAGCGTTGGTTTTACTCGAACTACCTGCTGCACGTTATCCCGACGCCTGGGCCGCGCCGCATCCGCGACATACGCGACCACGCCGAAGATGAGCGGGTGCTGAAGAAGCGCCGCATCGGCCAGAAGAACCCCGCGACCGATAGCGACTTCATGGGCACCGTTACCTCATCGCCGCACGGCGGCGTGAGCGGCTTTAACCAAATCGCCTGCAAGGCGGGCGCACACGGGCACTACGACTCCCTCGACTCCCTCTCTGCCCACTCATGGCACGGGCACGACATACGGGGAAGCGGGAAGCTGCTCGGGATTGGAATACGCGGCCATTCGGGGCGATTACCTTCGGTTAGATTCGACAACGATTTCATGGGCGTAACGACGGCTAACGATTTTCACCGCGAAAGCGAGCCTAATCTCCGCATCGTCGCCTGCCGCAATCCCTCCCTGCTCGAAATGGCGCGAGCGCACAGCATCCCCGACTCGTTCGACTTCTGCGGCGCGACCAAGAGCGATCACGGCAAGATGATCGCCAACAGCGTACCATGCGGGCTAGCTGCCGGTGTATCGTCCGCGATCTTACGGTCACTCGTTTCTGAGAGATTGGGGGCTTCAGCATGAGCAGCACACCACAAGCCAGCGGCGAGGCGAAGGTGACGCAGTTCCCGATAATCCGCGACGACTACCATCGCGAGCCAAAGGTCCGCTCTATTCCGTGGGCGATGATTGCGCCCCACGAATCCCAGGCAATGCGAAACCATTGCAGCCAAGACCTGGAGGCACTTGCGAGACGCGGCGGCCTTAGTTGCGGTGAAGCGGTCGCCGTACTTACCGGCAAGGGGATTCGCGATATTGTTCCTGATGCCGAAGCCGAGGATACGCTCCTCGCTCTCATCGCCGTATACCTATCGTCGCGCACCCCGCACAATGGAGGGAAAACCTAGTGCCAAGAGCACGAATATCGACTAGCGACACAACGCTACGAGTTAGAGGCGATAAGACGGGCGTTACCATCGAGGAATACGACGCGCTCGGAGTCATCCAGGATTTCAAGATGGACCCCCGCGAGGCGTTTTGGTTCGCTGACGAGTTGGTAAAAGCTGCGCGTGTCGCTAAAGACGCGATGCTTGCAGAGATTACCCGCACCCCGAAAGGCGAGAACAATGGCTGACACCCCTACGCCCAACGCGAAGCTCGCCGACGAGTTGGAACGGTTCAGCAACTATGACCACGCTGATTTCTCGCCGTATCAACGCACGGTTTTTATGCAAGCAGCCGCCGCGCTTCGAGCCCCGACGATAGCGAGTGCTGGGATTAGCGACGAAACACTAGCTTCTGCGTTACTTAATGAGCAAGAGTTGGCGCGGCTAAGGGCGGAACTATGGAAAGCGCAACACCCCAACATCGAGATTAACGAAGGGAAAACCAATGGCTGACAATCCCAGGAGCCTCGCGAGCCTTGCTGACGAGTTGGAACGCCTCAACCCTTGCACGACCGAGCGCGGATTCAAGTACCGTGCCGTTGGCGACGACCTATGGGAAGCGGTCATTGCCGCGCTTCGAGCCCCGACGATAGCGGCTGTCGCCGTTGAGAGTTTCAAGAAGGGCGACGACGCGATACTACGCGGGCTAGCGTTCGTGATAGGCGCTCCAGACGCGAAAGCACGGCTACACGCCATTGCGGCGCTCTCGCAACGCCTAGCCCGACGATAGTCGTCAACGACGAAATGGTGGATGCGATTGTCGGGAGGCTCCACGCCTGGCTTGCGGCGCACCCTGGCGAGTTCAAGAGTGAGCGAGAGCGCGAAGACTACAAGATGGTCGAGGATGCAGCCGCGGCGCTCAAGGATGCCTTGCGAGAACTTGATAAACGAGCCAACGCCTACAATGGGCTATCGGTGCAACTTCGTAAAGCCGCTCTCTCGACGCCTAGTCCGACGATAACTGAGAACAAGGAGACTTATTTCAATGAGTGACTACGAACGCGATTTGACCGAAGCCACCGCCGAAGAAGCGCAAGGACCGCCACCACGAAACTTCTTTATGCGCTGGCTTTACAACTTACTTAATCGAATACTGCCCACCATCGGTGGGGGAGGAAACTAAGATGACACTACAAGAGATAGCAAAGAACCTGCTACACGCTTTTGGCCGTCCCCACGGAAGAGACTCAGCCGAACGGCGCATCGCGATGGACGACTTACACAATCTAGCTAAGGGGCACAACCGCGCCTCGGCGCTGACCCGCTCGCTGCTGCAATGAAACCCTCTGAGCCTAGGCTGATGATAGCGGCTCCCTTTCCCCCGAATGAAGATGCCCTGACGCTTGCCGTGAACGCCTATGACGAGGCGACCAAGAGGTTCGACGCGCTCAGTACCGACACGGAACCGCAGCCGGCAGATGAAGTGATGGCTGACCCTGTAGAGCAGAACACGCTGGTTGCAGCTAAAGCCGAGCACGACGAATATCACGTCGTCTACTTCGAGGACTGTGTTTGGTGCCGGTCGTGGGCTCTCGATAAAATACGCAAGACAATCACAGAAAGCGAGAAAGAAATGAAGGATTCAAATAAGATATTGAAAGAGGCCGAGATAACCGGCGGTAACGAGGAACTCTTCATCGCCGAGTACGACCGATTCTTCGAGTGGCTTACCGAGGGCGACCCACACACCTACGAACAACGTGATGTAGAATCGGCTTTCAAGGCTGGCTGGAGGGCTGGTAGGGGCGAAGAAGGATGGTAGCGCCTAGCCCGACGATAGCGGCTCCTTCGTGCGATGAGTGTGGCGGCACGACCAAGGTACTGACACTTTGCCAAAAATGCTGGTTCGATGCCGACCAGGAAAACATTCGCGCAGACAACGCGTACATCGCGACGATAGCGGCTCCTTCGCCCTCGCATGAAGTAACACCGGAAATGCTTGTGGCGTTTTGGGAAGTATGGAAGGCCGAGCAAGATATTTTCGGCCAGCCGGATGACGCCAAACTTTTGGCAATCGCAGATGGACTCGAAGCCGCCCTGAAAGCACGTAAGCCAGCAGATGACGGTGCAGGCCAATGACTGATGACACCAAGGCGCTCGTAGCGAGGCTACGCAATAGCCACGGGCAGATTGTACATGCGTTCTCCAGTAAGGACGGCAAACTCTATTGCGACTGCGCGATATGTGACGCCGCTGACCTCATCGAGCGCCAAGGCATGGCTTTGAGAGCGGTGGCTGAGTTGTGCGAAAAGCCCGACCACTATGGCGAAGGCATCGCATACGGACACGTTTTCGTTGACGCCTGCAAAATCATGGCAGCCAATCCCAAGAGCCCCGCGAGCCTTGCTGACGACTTGGACGAGTTTGCGCTCGACATGGAACGCACCATCCTCGATCACCGCCTGCGTTTCGCCGACTACATCGAAGGCGACCGAAGCGTGGCGATCGTGGAGTACCAACTCAACAAGCGCAACCTCGGCGAGGAGTCGCGCCTTCTTCGAGCAGCAGCCGCCGCGCTTCGAGCCCCGACGATAGCGCACTTCGAATTTACCGACGCCTACGCGTTGACGCTGTTCCCCTCCTCAAAGCCGGGCTACGAAACGCTCTCCATCTACGAAGGCGAAACGGCCCTGAAGATTCGACTGACACCCGAAGCGAAAGACGCGCTCGCCGCGACAATCGCACCCGTGTTCGAGTGCATTTGCGCGACGTGTGAGGACCAACGCAACGAGGTTGACAGATTCAAACGTGAGGCTTCGGGGAATGGCTAACGATCCAATACGACTAACCCCACGGCAAGTAGCCGACGAAATAAAGCGCCAGCTTACGAGCGGCCACAATGCTGGGCGGTCTATCACGCAAGCGTTGGCGTTTGAAGCCCTCGACACCATCGAGCGGTTGTCATCGCAAGCCCCGCTAC